AGGCAACTTCCGTTGGAGCTATTGTTGGACAAGCAGAGCGAGGCCCTGTTAACAAAAGGGCACTTTTCACCAATGTCGGTGGGATTACTACGATCAATGGTAAACCTAGTACTGACTATGGTTACGCCATGTACTGTTCGATTTGCGCATTGGAGGAGATGACTCAGCTTTATTTTACGAGAGTTTGCGTAGAAGGTAGATATGCTGGTGTATTGGTTAATCAGACAGGGTTAACTGAGACTGTTATCAATCAATTTGCTGTGGCGAACGGTACTAGCAGAATTTTTGCTGGGATATTGCCTATGGTGCCGCTTGTGTCACTTACGAGCCTCAATTTTGGTTCTGGGGATGTCCCTGTCCAGGTTTACAAGGAACAACAATTAGGGTTAGGCGACGGAGCTACCTCTTCGTTTACGGCCTTCTTGTCTGGTGCTCCTATCAGCACCTTAATGTCGGTTATGAATGGTACTACACAAATCAGTGTCACAGTTGATTCTCTTGGCAATGTCACAGGTGCTGGAATAGCTTCTGGATTTCTCAATAAACAGACAGGTAGTCTTACTATTCAGTTTGCATCACCTCCTGTTGTTAATACTGTTATTACTGCTAGATATATGGCTGTGTCGGGTGATAGCAACATTTTTGGTGTTGGTATTACTGACGGTACGATTAACTATGTCTCTGGAGTTATTAATGTTACTTTTAATACACCTCCTCCGAACAACCAAGCCATTTCAGCTACCTATGTTTCCGACAATCCTACTACGCCATTAGGCGAGGGTGTCCTTAGTGAAGCGCCAGATGCCTTCCCAGTTAACAAGACTCAGATAATTGGGACTGGTGACAACAGCAATCCAACTTTTGCTGCAACACTAGCTCCTGCACCTATCGTTACGCTTCAACAGATTCACGTTGGTACAACGGTTATTTCTGTTGTGGTGGATAGTTTAGGAAACGTGACTGGTTCTGGGATTACAACGGGTATCTTAGAGTCTGCAACAGGTGCTCTTGAGGTTACCTTTGCAGTGGCTCCAGGAACAGGCGTTTCTGTAACTGCGGTATTCAATGGTTCGGATACTACAAATACTTGTTTTATGATCTATGCAGAAAATCCTGGCCAATGGGCTAATAATGTCTCTGTCCAAATTCAAGAAGTTGCCTGGGACCCGACTGCTTTCAGGATCATTGTTCAGGAGACATCAGGTGGAGTAAGTATCACTAAGGAAGTCTGGGAACTCTCTAGAATTCCTAATCAGAAAGATGGTTATGGAAACAACATGTATTTAGAGACCAGAATTAATGGTCTCTCGAATTATATAAGAGTTTTGGATAACGTGGATATTCCTAATACAGTAATGCCTGCCTTTACCAATTATCCTGTGTATTTCACACAAGGGAGTGATGGTACTGCTATTACGTCTGGTGACATTATCCAGGCTTGGCAGCTGTACGCCAATCAGGCGGTTGTCGATATCAACATTTTGATTAATGGTGGCTATGTTTCTGATGATGACTGGTCGGTGCAAGAGTCGATCCAGGCCATTGCCGAGAAGCGTCGTGACTGCTTTGCCATCTTTGACATACCTTTCGACCGGACTGAGATATCTCCGATCACTTATGCATCTGACTGGAGATTGAACTACCAGAATATTGAGTCCAGCTTCACTGCTTTGTATTCTCCCTGGATTAATATATACGATAGCTATAATGACATTCCAAATCTACCAATTCCTCCCTCTGGTTTTGCTGCCCAGGTCTTTGCCCGTACGGATTGGGTTACGTATCCTTGGTATGCTCCAGCTGGCTATAACAGAGCCGTCTTGCGATCAGAAACGCTTCCTCCTATGGATGTGACTGTCCGGTATGATCAGCAAGGAGAGATCGAGGCTTTATACGGTAACCCTGTCAACATAAATCCGATCATCTTCTCTCCAGGAGATGGTATCGTCATCTTTGGTCAGAAGACGCAGCAATCCAAACCATCTGCCTTGGACCGGATCAATGTCAGGCGATTGATCATCACATTTGAACGTGCAGCAAAACAGTTCTTGAAATACAAGCTCTTTGAATTGAATAATCAATATACTCGGTTGGATATCGAGACTGCCATCAATCAGTATTTGACTACAGTGCAAGCTCAGAACGGTGTCTATACCTTTAAGACCGTCTGCGATGAAACTAACAATACTCCCCAGATTATTGATCAGAATCAGCTGAACGTTGACGTATATCTGCAACCACAGAAGGATGCAGAGTTCATCCAACTACAGAACATTATTACAGCGACCGGTGTGAACTTTCAGGTGATTCAACGTGGCTTCAATCTTAGTATAGCACAGCAATAGTAAATGTCAATGGAAAATGAGGATTTTCCTTGAAAAAACAGGGAGTTAGAGGCTAAACTGTAAAAATCTGAACAGTGTAATAAGGGGATTATAGTGTATACGATCTATCATGTAGTAGGCGTAAAAGTCGGATGTACTAACCAATCTGTAGAAGATAGGTGTCGTCAACAAGGATTATGGGAGGGTTATACCGTAGAAATTCTGGAGGTTATTCCTATCGAGTCTGGAGATAGATTTGCAGGTGATAGAGAGTGGTATTGGGCTGATCATTATCGATATGATCGAGGTGCGCATTATATGTATAATTGGAATAATAAAGTTTCCTTGGAGGAAAGATCTGAAATAGGTAAGAGATCATTTGAGAAAGCTATAACTAAGGGAACTCACGTTACTCAATTGGGATTGACTGGAACTCAAACTGGAGTAGCTCAAAAAGCTTCTGCAGCTAGTTCTCTTCATCATTCTAAAAGTCTGGATAACAAGCTTAAAGATGGCAAGACTGGAAGGGCTGGAGCTTTCTCACAACTTGCAAAGGGGAAGCATGTGACTCAGCTAGGTAAGACTGGATTTCACCAAACAGTCAAATGTCCCTATTGTCCAGCCCAAGGCGGAGGTGGCCCTATGGCCAGATGGCACTTTGATAACTGTCCACATAGATTTGACGTACAACTGACTTTGGATAGCCCGATCTTCTTCTGTGAAGATACAAATCTTGATACCCAAGAAATCATATGTCCTTATTGTGGTGAGAAAGATACGCATCACACTGACAGTTGTCCGTGGAAGAAAATGGCGGACGAATGGTGTCAGATACATAGTACAGTAACTCCGGACAATCCAAATTTATACTACGTAGATTAACAACACGAAAGAGGAGTACAGCAATGGCAGGTCCAGTTACCATCAATGACGTGCAAGGATTGGTGGATCCGTTAAAGGGTTGAATTTTTAGCCCCGTAGTGAAGCAATTCGCTAATGACAATGTGGAGAATTCGGTGGAACTCCTAGCTGCGTAAGCTAGGACAATACCGAGCGGAGCCCCGTAAGGGGAACGTGTAACGACTATCCCGAGAGGGAGTAGGGTCAAGCGACCCGAAGCACCACACAACCCGAGTGGTTGATGATATAGTCTCCTCTCATAGGTAACTATGAGCAGTTCCTCTAAGGAACGGTTAGAGCCTAGCGAACTCTAGCGAAGATCAGGTATCAATTCCAAATGACAATATCTCCAGCGAGAGGTGGCATCTCCTCCCAGTTACTGAGTCTTCGTTGTACTGCGACTGAATTACCTGGAATAGCCCTTGATCAGGTGCCAGTGGACTTGGCTGGATTTACGCTGGTCTATGGCGGGCGGATCAGGTTCAGCCATACCTGGAGGACAACTCTGGTCGAAGGCACCAATTCGGAAATCCGTATTGCCATCGCTTCATGGATGAAGACGGCATACAACTGGATCACAGGGGTGGGCGCCAATAAGACTGACATTCAATCTACTGCTAAAATCCAGATGTATGACAACCCGAATAATCCCATAGTTGCCAACTATCTTTATGGACTATTTCCTATTGCCAATCCTGCCATAGCTCTTCAGATGGCTCAGAGTACAGCAGTGGCTCCTGATATCACTTGGAGCTTCGACTACTGTGATATGGACGCTATCTCTGGGCAAGGATTGTCAGGTGGTATAGGCGGTACTACTACTACGTTTACCGGGTAAGGACTATACGTTATGGCTAATGCACTAATACCTATGCCCAATGTAGCTGCTTCTGATGTAATAGTTGCTACTCCAACTCCAACACCGTCACCAACTTTTGCTAATAATTTCTCAGGAACTCCTGGTACTGATGGTATAATAACTAACTATACCTTTAACGGAGAGCCTGTCCCAGAGCCACATCGGGTCTGGAAGTTTAATGTTCAGTTACCGAAGTTTGGTGCTGTAAGAGTGCCTATTGTCCAATCCATAGAACCTGGATTTGACAACACTGCACCTGACAATCACCCGATCGGCGGGAGACACCATTTCCAAGCAGACTTTTTTGACGCTACTGAGTTACGTATGTTGTTTTATGGCGATGAAGCGATGACTCCTATAGATTACATACTAGCTTGGAAGAAGAAAATAAGGAACTATAATATTAATACAGGCTTAGATGATGGTACTTATAACTATCCCGAAGGAACTGATGGTTATCTTCAAGATATTACAGTTATACTTCAAAGCTATGGGAATGAAACTACGTATAGAATTGTTTACCAGAAATGTTTTCCCACTGTTATGGCTCCGTTACGTCTGGATTATGAACCTTCGGGTAGGACAGCGATAGCCCAATCATTTGCAGTAAATAGGGTCGTCACTAATTCAGCAACTGAAGAAGGTGCATCATCGAACCTTGTAAAGGCACAGCAGCGTAGGATAGTTCCTGGAGGCGCAGCTTTTAAGTTTAACAATATCCAGAGATTAAGTCTTTAAGGAAAGGGTACTGAGATGCAGAATGTTGGATTGAAGCACTGATGGAAGGTAATGAAGAGTTTCCTATGAACTGTAATATGGCACTTGGACAATTGAAAGAAGATCCAGAGCGTATCCGTGCTTTGGCCAACTACATAGAAAGTAGGAGGTAGTTTTGAATAATGTCGGGCTTGTGCTTCTCGTGTTCGCATTCGTTTTCGCCTGTATCGCAACCCGGTGGGATTTCCCTCCATGGCATTTCCTGCCTTTGGCTATTGCCTGTTGGATAGCGAGCGAATTAATAGGTGGATTAGCACGCGTCTTCCATTGATGGCCATTTCCCCTGCGAGGGAAGGCCACTGACGAGCTAAATCCTAGGGGGCTGTAGGGTAGGCAAGGCCTTCCTGCGGCTCGTCTATAGGGCTCCTAAGGGAGATACACGCGTAGGTTGGAGCCCACTGTAAAACTCAACTGTAAGACTAGAGGAGGTTAAAATAGCATGCAGTATTTCCCTATTACTTTGCCCGGTGCAAGGCTCTATCCGTCCGATGTATCTATTAGACAGTTTGGTCCGTCGGAAGTAGAGTCATATTATATTGTACGCAAGACGGGTTCAATAACTGCTTTGCGTAGTCTTGTTAGTAATACCATTAAAGGTATTACTGTTGAAGATATGTATGAGCCAGATTTTCTTTTTACTATGTATTGGCATCGTGTCAACTCCTATATGAATTTCCCCTATAATCTTCCTTGGAATTGTCCAAGCTGTACTAGTCCAAATTTGTCCAAGCTTGATCTCACCAAAATAGTGTCACCATCCATCCCAGACGACTATCCCGCCGATGGTGCTACACTCGACCTCCCCTGTGGACTACCGATAGTCTTCCGTCTCCCCAAGGAGACCGATGACGTACGTGCGGCTGACCAAATCAAGCTCTTGCAAATAGACAATCCTACTGAAGCTCACCTTCGGAAAGCTGAGCTTCTTTGCATGATGGAGTTGGATACTAACTACGATCCATTGGAAAAATGGGATTTTCTCAACAAGGTATTTACTCCAGAAGACATCTTTGTAATCGATGGGTTTAAGAGAGCCTTCAAATACGGTCCTGACAATATCATGGACTGCAAGTGTGAAAAGTGTGGGGGTGACCAGAAAGTTTCCTTTCGCTTTTCAATCTTTGAATTCTTTCCCACTGATACCGATTCAGCAGCTGTACGAATTAGAATACTTCCTAATAAAGCATCTAAGGCTGATGCCAAGCGAGCAAAGGAGCATGTCCTTTCAAAAATTGCTGTGGCTCCACAAGCGTCACCAACGGGAGTTGGAGGAACTAGCCAACGTGAAGCAAGAGTTAGAAGCGAGAGTGGCATCGATGAGTCCCCACAGACGATAAAACCTGATATCAATCAAACAGGTACTATGACCATTCCAAGGGTACCTGCCAATCTAGCTGCCAAGATTCTTGAAGAAGCGCGTCATGAGGTAGAACTAGATATAGAAGGTGGTCAAGCACCATTCAAATCCATAGTAGGTAAGAAATAATGGCTGAACTTAGTTGGAGGTAACAATGACGAATCAAATATACTCTCATCATCAACTAGATACTGAAATGAGTAGGTGGAACTTTAGATGGGAAGAATGGTCTGAGAATGCAGCTGAGCCGTTTTCTAGATTAACACCAGAACAGAGGTCACAGAAGTCATCTGTGGCGGGGAAAGCTTCGGCTCTTTTGGGAAAGAGTGGGGTTGCTATAGGGACAGCTTGGCGAGCGTCTATTGCTAGTCCTAAACATAATTCAAAAACTGGAGAACTTCAAAGAGCAGCGGCCTTGAGTGCGAATCACAATGCTAGATTATTTTATATCTGTCCTAGATGTGGAAAGAGAGGAAAGGGAGTAGGTATGCTTGGACATATTAATAAAGGTGCAAGTAGGTGTCCTATAGTAGATCACCTAGAATTTGTTGAGCCTATTAATTCTACGCAGAGTAATGATCTTGTCTGAAATGTCTCGCCAGTTTCTTACTGCTGGTCCTATCCCTATGGGGGATATTGCGTCAGGTGCTATAGCAGAATTAACTAAGGCTATTGATAAGCTATCAAATAACAATACTAACGAACTGAGTAAGGTTGTTGACTTATTGAAAGGTGATAAAGCTAATACCGAGAAGGTAGTTACGATCTTGACTACCTTACGAGAAGCTTTTAAGCAAGCAGCAAAAGACTCTTCCCAGAAAGGTATAACCCCGGAACTACAAAGACAACTTGCTGAAGCACTTGTAGCTCTCAAAGGTATAGGTGATCTTAAAGAATTAACTACACATCTCAAGAAATTTGGAACTGGCCTAGGTAATCAAGCTCTTTCAGGTAGAGGAGCTGTAGGTACTGCTACAACAGCAGCTGCCACTGCTATTGATCCTGGACTTGGACTACTGGTAAAGGCAGCACAAGAAAACGCTCAAGCTATCAAGGAAACTTTCCATATCCTTGGAGAAGGATTTAAGTTAACGATTGATGTTTTTAGAGGTATTTACAGATTCTTTTCTCCTCATAAGATACCACAACGTGGTTTTATGGGGGCTAGTGTCCCGAGTGTCGGCGGCCGTGGTGGAGGTTTTGCTGGTGCAATTGGTCGTGCGGCTACAGGAACTGCAATAGGAAGGGCTTTGGTGAAGGCGGCTCCTGGCATTGGTAAAGCTATAGGGTTAGGGTTCATCGCAGCTGTTGGTGTTGGTTTAGGCCTGAAGGTAACAAGTGATTCTGATACGCCAGAGCCAGATAAAAATCCAAAAGGGAAGGGAAAGACTGTTCCTTCATCGCAACCTGATCCTCCAGTTTCTGCTGGTCCTATAGAAGGTGGTGTACATCTTCTTGGTGGGTTTGACGCAGTTTCAGCTGATCAACAGAAAGAGGATACGATTATAAAGTTTCTACAGGTGCATACTGAATTACTAGCTGAGATATTACGGACCCTTCAAAAAGGCAATATCGTAGTCGGTGGCGGTGTCAAATTCTTAGCTGAAGGTGGAGTAGTACACCCACGTAGGAGAGCTGTTGTTGGTGAGAGAGGGCCTGAACACGTTCGTTCTCGTGGCAGGTCTGAAGTCGTAACTAAACCTTCCGTGGTACAGGCAAAAGATTCACCTGTTACTGTTACGCCTATTAAAGACGATAAAGGTCATAGAGACCCTAACGCTGGGAGGCCCCCTCTTGCTAAGCCTGCTATTTCTGATCCAATGGACCAAACATTTCACCCGCCTACGTCAACAATTTATTATACAGGTCCAACTGGAAGTAAATCAGTCACATATACTGATCCAGAAACCGGAGCTACTTATACTGATCGTACTAAGCCTATAGGTCCAGCACAAAGCGGATTGCCTCAAGAAACCCCAGGCATTGCATATGGGTATAATCTTTGGACACCGAAAGGGAAAGGCCCTCTGGGACAGCCAGGACGTCGAGGTCGCGAAACTCTTGGTGGATATTATCTAGTGACACCAGAGCGTGGAGAAAATGCTGGACAATCATTTATTCTGCCTCATTCTGATATAGGTCCTGGTGGTCCAGCCGGGAAACATCCTGATATACTGGACTACAATGCACCTGCTTCTCAGATGGTGTTTGGCTCTATGAAAGAGTCAGCCCTTCAAGGTGGTGCGTATCTTAGATATATTGGGGCGAATTTACCAGAAGGTGTTACAGCAGGTAAACAGCCTTCAGAAGGCATTAGTGAAAAATATAAGTTGTCGCCAGAGCATTCTGGATTTATTCAAAAGCAACTAGCAGCTACCAGTGGTGCTGCGACTACAGAGGCTCGTGGTTATAGCCCTGTTCCTGGATCTCAGCCAACTAAGGCGCCTTCTGCACAGGCTTTTAGAGAACTTCGTGGACAAGACCTTTCTAGATCTTCTGCATCACATCCTATTATGTATTCTCCGAGAGAAGATCATGCCGAAGGTTTTCATACTGGCCAACGTGCTGATCTTGGTGTTGGTAGAGATATGCCTACTGCATCTGATATGCATCATGGAATTGCGATGTTGGATGATACAGCACATCGTATTCAAACCGAAGACCACGAAGAAGAGAGACTACAGGCACCGCCTCATCCTGCAATAATAAGTCCGTCCCAGTCACCTTCTGGTGCAATTTTCTCTGACGTTGGTATGGCGACATTAGGAGGTCAGGGATTTAGCTAATGGCTGAACTTTCACGGCGTTTTCTTACATCTGGTCCTGCATCCCTTGCTCAAGGGATGTCTACTTCGGATATTTCGGCAGGTGCCATAAGCGAGTTGACTAGAGCTATTGACAAGTTGTCTGAGAATAATACTAATGAGCTGGGTAAGGTTGTTGATTTATTGAAAGGTGATAAGGCTAACTCTCAAAAGGTAGTCGATATTTTGACTACCTTACGAGAGGATTTTAAACAAGCTGCAAGAGACCCTTCTCAGAGGGGGATAACTCCAGAGCTTCAAAGGCAAATCGCTGAGGCACTTGTAGCTCTTAAGAACATAGGAGAACTGAAAGAATTAACTGCACAGCTTAAGAGAGTTAGAGGTGGTATTTGGGACCAAGCTTCTACGGGTCGAGGTGGTATAGGTATTGGTACTACGGCAGCTGCTACAGCTATTGACCCTGGTCTTGGGTTAGTAGTGAAAGCAATGCAAGAAAATTATCATGCTATTAAAGAGACTGCAATTTTATTCAAGCAAGGTTTCGAGTTGATGAAAAGTATTCGTCAGTATTTCTCTCCGCATACTGTACCACAGCGTGGTTTTATGAAGGCAGGTTTTGAGGAAGCTGGCGGTGGTAGTGGAAGCTTTACTGAAGAGTTAATTGGTAATATTGTTGGTAATGCTATTGCTCAAGCTCTTACAAGTGAAGCATTTAAAGCTGCTATTAAAGGTGCTTTTGGTTTTGGTCCTGGTGGTTTAGGTCCTGGTGGCACAGGTATTAAAGCACTTGATTTAGCTATTTGGATATATCAAACGATGCAGGAGAATAAAGAGAAACTAAAAGATATGCCTGGAGTAACATGGCCGGAATGGAGAAAGCAACAGGGACTGCCAGAATGGCCTAATGTGGAGCATGTTGTTCCGGGACTTAAACCTAATCCTAATGTTATTCCTAAGATAACTCCAGCCCAACCAAGAACTAATCGAGACCTTGGTAAAGAACTTGGTATAGATAATATTCCCGAAGTTCCAATACAGCGTCGAAATCCAGCAGCGAGAGGAACTTTTGATACGAGACAGAATTTCCTTGGAGATATAACTGCTTCTGAAAATATTGACGATAGAAGATTTATTCCAGCTGATCAACAGAAAGGTGATCTTGTTGTAAGTTTGATGAGCAAACAAACTGAGTTATTGTCCGCTATACTAAAGACACTTCAAGGAGGTAATATTGGAGTCAGCAGCGGCGGAGGTGGATTTGGACTAGCATCTCTTGATATACCTGGAGTTGGAGGTGGCATAGGCGCAGGTGGGTTAGGTACTCAACCTGGATTTCCTGGGAGTGGATTTGGTGCAGGAATGCCTAGGGGTCCAGCTAGGGGAGGAGGACGTACAGGTGGAAGATCATCCCCTGATACGTCTACACCAGATACAACTACACCAGTTACCACTACTGCTCCTCCTGCTCCTAATTTGAGTGATAGAATTAAAACCCCCTGGGGTTCAATGCCAACAGGCAGTGGTGTTCCTCCTGAAGGTGCTCCACCACTAACACTGCCTTGGCCTGAGGGTCAAAACGTTCCTGGTGGCACCTATCGGTGGCCTGGGTCTGGGCCTTCTGGAGGGACAGCAATTAAAACCCCTTGGGGGCCAATGCCTGGACACGATATAACTAACCAACCAGGAGTTCTTCCTTGGCCAGGGAGTGCAGGTGCAGGTCCTTATACAGGTCCTTCACCAAGTACTCCTGGTGCTACTCCTGGTGCTACTCCTGGTGCGAATCTTGGTGGTGGTAATCTTCAGAGTAGATTACCAGCATGGGTAGCTTCCCAGGAAAATTTTTCAGCTAAAGCATTTAAAGATGTTAATACATGGAGTATTGGTTATGGTACTTCAGGTAAACCGGGTCAGGTCATTTCTGAGCCTGAAGCTAGAAGTAGGATGAATCAAGTACTTTCATCAGACTTAGCGGAAATAAATAAGTTAAATCCTAAACTAGATGATGGGACTAAGCTAGCTTTGACTTCATTAACGTTTAATGCTGGTCGGGGATGGATGAAGTCTGGTCTAGGTGATGCGGTTAGATCTGGTAATATTGATGAAATTAAAAGAATATTTGTACAGTATAAAAAAGCTGGAGGACAGGTTTTACATGGGTTGGAAGTTAGAAGACAAGATGAAGTTAAATTAATTGGAAATCCTAATTATCTTCAAGTTAGACCTCATACTGCTGATCAAGCATGGAATACTGGTAAGATGGACCCCAGAGCAATGAAGGGGTTTGATCAACCTGGAAGCGTTCCATCTACTCAGCCACCTGGAGCTACCTCTTCCACTGGTACTGGCGGTACTTTGATTGTATTTAAAGGACTAGGTGGACAGATTGACTCTGCTTCTGTAGAGGCAATAGCTAAAAATAGAGGACAGACTGTTAAGTACTTTGAATATACTCAAGCCAAAGAGGCTGCCCAGTTTGTAAAGGATAACCCGGGATCGTATGATGTTATTGGTCACAGTGCAGGAGCTAATCATTCTACGTTAAGTGAGTTTTTTAAGAATACGCCTCGAAATCCGGGAAGACTTGACACTACAGGGCGTTCGGAAAAGTCACCTGCGTTTGAGCGTCCGCCTGGGGTTCTTGGTGGTGATAATCCAGATCATTCTAATGGAATGAAGACGTTAGCTAGAGAAGGAGGAGCTACTGCTGCTAATCAACCTGCTGTCCAGCCACCTGGAAAAACAGATGCTAGGTTATATGATCCAGCAACTGGTGCTGGTGCTGTCACACACAGCGGAACCGGAGGTCAGATGCCTCCAGTGTTGCGGCAGCAAATGGAATACGCCGGTACAGTTGCTGGTGTTCGCACTGATGTTGCACACGGGATCGAGCCCGGTCATAAACGGCACAGTCTGAGCGCCCCCGCTGGAGATGTTGATCTTTACGATGCGGCAACCGGAAAAAAGCTAGATGTTCGCAACTCCGCGGACCTTGAGAAAATGAAGACCTATGTGCGGGCAGCTGCCGCCGCTGGCGCTACTGGGATCGGGTTTGGTAAGGACGGGTCCTACATGGGATTTTCCCGTATGCACGTTGGCTTAGGGACACCCGTGGTATGGGGTGCTAAAGGCCGTCGTGTGAACGCACCCGACTGGCTTGTGAAAGCCTGGGAGGAAGGTCGGCGACATCCGATGACGCCTGATCAAGCTCGGGCGGCTATCGCAACTTTCAGGCAGCAAGACCGTACAAGCCCAGGAGTTGGCACTCAACCTTCTACTCAACCAGTAGACCAGGGTCCTGCTCCAGGTACGTACAAATGGACTCCTGATCCTGAACTTTTTCCTGAATTTGCCAAACCAACAGGTACAGGAGCTACAACAGCTACTACGAGACCTACTCGACATGAACCTGGGTTTATGACTGCTGGTCGTATCCGTGCTGATCAAGAATCTAGAGGTGCTGGTAAAGGGACTGGGGGGATACACCCTGAATTAAGTCAAGGTGAAGATCTTCCTCAGGCTGCTGGTAAAGGAACTGGAGGAATTCATCCTTTATTTGATAAGCATCATCCATCACCAGAAATGCTAAAAGACTTAGAGAGTTTACGTCGTCCATTTCTTGATGATTCTTATGCTCGTGGGGAACATCCCATCGAATCTGGTGATTTATTGATTTTGAAAAACCCTCCTGCTTTTACAGGTGATGTATTGCGTGGTGATCATACTCGTAGTGATGAAGGCGGGGCGTTTCTTCGAGATCGAGCAAGAGCTAGTGTGAAGCACAATGCCAGACAGGCATTAGAGTTAGGTCTTGATAAAGAGTTTAAGCCAACTACCGATGCTCAAAGGGATAAAGCGCTAAGGGAAATGAAACCTAAAAGTATAAGATCTAGTTTAACTATTAGTGAAGGTGAAGATAGTAGGTTCACTCCTGTAGCTCGTAGACATATTGAGCGGAGTCTTCGTCGGCTTGATCGTGAACAGTATACACCTATACATGGTAGTCCATCTACATCTACATCTGTGACTCATGAAGATATTGAGAAAAGTCTTGAAGAATCTAGTGAGGAAATGCATCCTGACGTTCCAATGCCTAGATCAAGACCTATTAATCTAGGAGTTAAAGGTAGGGGGGCTAAAGCGTCTGACATGCATCATGGAATTGACATGTTGAAAGGACAACATGCTCGCCAACAACATGATAAGAAGAAGGCAAAACCTTCTCTACCTCGCCATCATGAAGAACCACGTCACAAAATAAGTCCTCATAGCATGCATCCAAGAGACCATGCCTTAGCGGCTGCTGCTGGAACACAGGTCTTATCATAATGGCATATTTCCCTTCTGATACAGCTGGTGTAACTCATCCAACTGGACAAAGTAAGTATTATGTAGTGATTATAAGTTCAAGTAGATGGGGGCATGTTCAGGCGTGGCTGCCTGATGCTATACAGATTTCGGTACGTTCGAATTGGGGACCTGTAGTTTCTACTGATCTTCCAGCAGCACTTAACTTTCTTACCGCCAATTTTTTCAGTGGTTCTACTCTTTTCTCAAAGAGGTTAACGGCTCAAGAGTGGAGAGGGTCAGAACCGTTGGAATTAACGTTACCTTTACATTTCTTTGCAACTCAGGATTCTAAAACAGAAGTAATTGAGCCTATCAAGAGACTGTTGAAAATGTCTTTGCCTAGAAGAAGAGAAGAAAGTACTTCTGATTCGTTTTTGGTCGCTCCGGGTCCAATAGCCCGTTTATTTGGGAAGGATACTGATACAGGGCAAGGTGAGGGGGCAGATCTGATTAACGTATATGTTGGAAATTATCTTAGATTACCGAGAATGTTTATCTCATTAATACAAAATGTGGAGTTCAAAGCAAAATTAGATAAGAATGGTTTTCCTATGGAAGCAGTTACTACGATAGTGTTTAGGACACTTTATTCACCGATTGCTGAGAATGTTGATGAATATCTTGGGATTTACACAGGTAATAATCCAAATCTTACTCGTCCTGACACTATTGGATTCTGAAATGGCTACTAATGTAAGCAGATCATATTCTATAGATAATTTCTTCAAAGTAGTTACTGATCCTAATGGAAAAGACATACTTGATCCATATACTTTTTTATGGACAGACTTTCCATATTATCTAAGAAACTCTAATGGTTCTGTCCAAAGGATTGATGCATCATTGGACGGAGTTCCTGATTTGATTTCTTGGGATAATTACGGAACTCATGATTTTTGGTGGATTATATCAATAGCAAATCAAATGATTGAACCAGACACAGAGATTACTCCTGGGATGAACTTGTTCTTACCCTACACTACTGACATAACCAATTTCTATCAGCAAACCGTAGCTCGTTCTCAGCAAGGGAGACTGGTCTCTTTGCTTCCAGGCGCATTAGTCAGAAGTGCTCCAACAGTCCCACCAACTGGAACTTTTACTCTTGGCTCAAGTGTTCTTGGAGGTTCGAATGTACTTGGTTAGGATTTTTATATGGCTTCTATTTGTCTCTACGGCATGGGCACAAAGTAGTCCTGGATTTATAGAAGGCGCACATCTGTGCGCTAATTATCCAAACCCAATTTGTTCTAATGATCCTAGTCCAAATCCATTAAGTCTAAATCAAGCTTTTCAGAATAAACTTGACGCTAGTACTGGCTTCTATTCACTTTTGAATCCAACTACGCAGCCACCCCCAGCCATAGCATCAATCTGCAGTAGCTCTATTTGTCCTGATAGCACTCTTCCAGTCAATGGTTTGTGGTCTTCAGGTGCTGGTGCTATTTTTACTAATTGTCCTCTGATTGGATGCCTCTCTGGAGATCATCAGAGATCAGCTTTCTATCTCAAGGCCACTGCTACACAAGATGCTAGTATTGCTGAGTACATGGCAACGTTAGATTGTAATTTGAATTCAGGTAAGGGTGGTACAGCAGTTGGTCCAGGTAATTTTTCAGATGCTAAAGTATGTCTATTCAATTCTGTGACTACAGGCTCTAATGCTGGCAATGCAACATGGGCATTTGCTAATGATCTTGTGATTGGGACTGGTGATACTGGAGCTTTCAAGATAGGAGTTGAATTTGATATTCAAAATAATGGAGCGGATTGTGCCATTGCCGTTAGAAATTGCTACAATATAATGCTTTCTGGAGACATTGGTCCTCAGCCTATTACTGCAGAAATAGCAATTGGTCCAGCATCCATTGCAGGATCAGCTTCCCATGCAGCACATTATGGAATTCTGATTAACGGCTCCAACGTTGCTGATACCGTCGATTTTGATAATAGCGGGAGTGCACCAATTGGTCTATGTAATGGGTGTTTGTTGAACAGTACTACTCACTCGACCGCAGGCATAAGAGAAATTTCAACTACACCAATTGGACTACAATTACTTGGTACGTATTCTGGTGCTGCTATTCAAATACAAGCAGGAGCCAAGCTTTGTTTTGAAGCTAATGACGTTGCATGTAGATTTTGGGATGGTACTAATGGTGTTATGTCTGATACATTTACTACATCAGCACCATACATGCAAATTGGAGCTACGCTGACGATATCAGGTTCAGGGACGATATCAAGCTCAGGAGCAAATGTAGCTTGTACCATCGCACGCACTGGTTTACGGTCTGCTGTATCTAATGGAGTGGCTGGACCTGCGCTTGGGTCAGTGGTTGGTACAACAGGCGCAATCTATCAACCAGTTCTTTGCAGTGGTTCAAATTGGGTATACGGATGAAAAATCTTATATTAATTCTCTTTTGTATAAGTACCTCAGCTTTAGCTCAGCAAATAGATCCTAAGTACTTACTTGTTCCACTACAGACTCAGAGAGATCGAGCATCTAATGAAGCTGCATTATGTGCAGCTGAAGTGGCGAGACTTAATGAGAAAATCGCAGAACTTGAGAAACAGCTGAAGGTACTAAAACAAGAATAGAGGTAAAAAATGACATTCACTATTGAATTTGTATAGGAGCTAAAGAAATTTCTACACTAGTAATACAAGACCGCTATGAGCTAGATATAGTCATCAACGGCGAAAGTGTTGATTGGGACCAGTTTTCTTTAGTTGAAATTCAGATATTTGAAAGTGCGGCGACGAAGTACCCTACCGGTGAAATGACGTTTGCTTGTGGTCCGCATTATGTGTTAGAGAATCCTCCTGTAGATGGAACAACTGTGTATATCACATTGAATGACACCCAAATGCCACCTCCTACAGGTCCTCAGTTATTTAAAATGAGAGTTTTTAATTCGCAAATGTATTCTAGCAGTAGTGCTTTTCAATATCATCTTTCTATGAGACTTGATGCACCTGATTTGTATATAGCTAAGATAAAATCTTATGGTAATACTTCGTCTTCATCAGCTATAGCTGCCTGTGCAGGTGATGCTGGACTTAGCGCTGAGTGTGATGCTTCGGCAGATAAGCAAATTTGGCTTAGGACTAATGAAAAGGGAATCGACTTTATTACTGATACCGCTCACCATGCTTGGGCTAATGACACATCGTGTTTTGTAACTGCTATATTAGCTAAGGGAGAGCTTAGAGAGTATAACGTGACACAGCGAAGTGGTCTCGGAGGCCAATGGACATTTGTCAATAAATACCAGCAAAACTATACTCCTGGACCGACTGAGATCTTGTACGATGATGTGAACTGTTCATTTGAGACGCTTTCAGGGACTTTGAATTCAATAGCTGGATATGGAGTTGATTACGGTGAATATGACTTGGATGGGGGTTTTCATGAATTGAAAGTGAACTTGGCTTGGCTTCCTGCTGGAGCAATGAGTGCAGCTAAGAACATGATGGGCAACCAAAGGTCTACTACTTGTCCATATAAGTCCGATAACCAACATGAAAACTATAATCTAGCTGGAGCACAGAACCTTATCTTCAAATCCTTGTATTCATCAATAGTCAAAGTAACATCTCGTTATCCCAGAAATGCTTTACTTCTAGATAGCGTTACATTGGAGCCGCATTCTCTCCCACTTGAAGACGATATCATTACACCTTGGGCAGGGAGTTACTTCGTCTCAGGCGTTAGCACTAGGATCATGCCAACGGCTCTTAGCAAGATGTATACCCTGATCCGCATGGGAAATGACTGGGGCGGTGGTTTAGGGCTTATCTAAGTTTAGGAGAAGTAAAAATGTTTCTTCAGCCTGGAATTGATGTACCTGGACTAAAGCAAGCTGCTGAGGGCATTAAGTATGGTACGGTCATAGATCCTCATAAGTTTCCTGATCCTAAGGAACAAGGACGGGTAAAAACCAGAACTCTTGAATTGCATGGTCCCGGATCAGCTGGGTTTATTCCAGATGAGGATATCCCGTGGTCTCAGAATGAACGTGATAACAGTTTCGGAAACCAATCTGAGATGTCTACGTTTGGACTACCTCAGAAGAATAGTATGATGAAGCAGCGTCATCATGGTAATGATAAATACTCTCCACTGGTTTCAGGAGCACCATATTCTACACCGGGTAAAATCTCAGAGTGGTCTAGCCAAGGTAAAGCAGATAGCGGTTTTAATCAGAAGGATCATTACGGCCACAAAGACCCTCTTGGCAATGTTGAACACGGTGATATGAAAAGTAAGACAAAGACTATTGACTGGACCCAGTTTTCTGAAGTGGTGTTTAACCTGCCTAAGACGACTTTTAATGTAAAGGATACCACGCACGACAGAACCAAAGGTCCTCAGGAGGATGGTAGCTCTGCTAATATTCAAGGAATTGCTGGAGGCGGTCAAGGGGGCACTCCCCAGGGCAATACCGGTCCACAAGTTAATGGTGATGTCATCTGGAATGTCTCAGGTCAGCACCAATCAACAATCCAGAAAGCTGTTACTGAAAACTACAACAGTACGCATACATCCAATGTCCAGGGTGCTGCTACTTTTAATCACAATGATTCTTCAACTCATTCAGTAGGCCAAAACTATAAACGTACTGTGGGCCAAGATACTACAGTGTCAGGTGGAAAGGGGAGATCGGATACTTATGCCTTAGCTTGGGGTGCTTCAGCTAAGAATACAGCCTGGAGTTGGCTTACTTCTAGAGATATTCTGGGAGGTTAGTAATGACTAACCCAGATTATAACGATGACTATAGTTCGGATTTTGAGAATATTGCTATATCGCCACCACCAGTTTTTTCTCCTCCGTCTACGTTAGCTAAGCCATTTACCGTTGGGGCAATAAGGCCAGGGTTACCAAAAACTGCACTGCCTCCCCAGTTATTTTATTTCAATGACCTGAATAGACGATTTCAACAAACATCTAACCAGTTAGTGATTACCAGTGTTGACGCATTGAATATGGATATTGATAATATATTGGAATGTCCAAAGAAGAGTTTTATGTTCAATAGAGGGTTTGGGTCTCAGATCAAGTCCGTGTTGTTTGAACCTATGAATGACCTTACAGCCAACAAGTTGAAGATCTTGTTTATCGAAGCTATCGAAGCATGGGAACCTAGGGTTAGGCTAGATTTCCAGAATTCGGTAGTGATTCCATATCCTGATATACATCAGTATGTGGCTTACTTGATTTATACTATACTGTCTAATAATCAAATAGCCTTGTACGTCAGGGCCTTGCCAACTCAGGTCGGTCAGTGATATGCTAGGTGTAACATTAGAGGAGGTAAGAATGAATTTTGAGATCGTGGATGTTGATATGGGACTGGTTAGTGAGCTTGAAGAAGCTAGAGTTTTAGTAAGAGAGATAGACGGTAGTTTTCGTTGTTCTACTAGAGCTAAAAACCTCTTGATAAGATATGGTCTTCTTAGCAAGATCGAACAGTCAACTAATTTTCTTGGTGATACGGTTGCACTGAGAGAAAGATTATATTGTTATGTCAATAACATTAAAGAGATGGTGGTGTGTCCTGTATGTAAAAAACGTGTTTCATTTGGTAGTTTTACTACAGGATACGATACGTATTGTAGCAAGTCTTGTAAGTGTAAAGTAGAATCTCCCTGGAAGTCTCATTCTGATGAATTCCCAGAGTTAATGAGACAGGCTAATTTAGGGCAGAAACGTTCTGAAGAACATAGAAAAAATCTTACATTAGCATTAGTTAGAAGATATGGGAATCCAGAGCAAAGAAGAAAAACGGGAGTCACTACGAGGCAGAGGTGGAATAGACCTGAGTATAGAGATAAACTATCAAAGGCAATTAGTAATGCTTTTTCAGATGATATGAAAAGAGAAAAGTCTGAAATGTTCAAGGCGATGTGGAATAACCCACATTATAAAAAGATGTTCTTGGAAAATGGTAAATTGCATGGTGGATTTGGTAATTCCGGGTGGCATAGGTCTCCTAAAGTTGGAGATGTTTTTTACAGGTCAAGTTGGGAGCAAAATGCTTATGTTTATTTAGACAATAATCCTTTGGTTTTAAGGTATTTTTCTGAACCTTTTTTCATACCTTACGATTATGAAGGTAGAATCCGTAATTACTATCCGGATTTACTAATAGAATATATTGATAAGTCTCTTGAAATAGTTGAGATTAAGCCTCGTTACAAGTTATCTGATGAGTCAACTAGAGTTAAATTGAAAGCGGGATGTGCTTACGCTAAAGAACACTCGGTAGGATTTAAGGTTTGGACTGAGACTAATTGGCCTACTGGAGCATTTAATAGGACAACCAAGTCCCTATAGATTCACGCGATTAAGAGGAGTATGCAACTTGGAGTTATCGGGGCTTAACACAGATTACGCGAGCTTAAGTGTCGAAATGCAATCAAAGATCGCCTCAGAAAGTGACCTGTTATCGGCAGGTTTTCCCGACCAAACGATAGTACTATTATCCAATATGCTTGCTGGCGTTACTGCAATGTTGAACTATTCTCAGGTCACCAGAGACTTAAATAACTTCACTCCCTTTGCCTTTCTTAAATCAGCTGGATATGCCATTGCCAGTACGCTAGGGGTTTCTCCATCACGGAAGCGTGGAGCCCAGCAGACTGCCCAGTTTATATCAGGTGATGGTAAGGTAGATTTCTCAAATCAGTTAGACGTACCTCTGACTGTTCCAGCATATACTCAGTTTGCTTGTAGAGGACAGGTTTTTCACACGCGTGAAGATTATAACATCAATCCAACTGATCTCTCTGTTGAGTTTGAACTGTATGAGGGGATACTAAACTCTGTTAGTTTCACTTCGACTGGAGAGAAATTTCAACGTTGGCTTATCGGGACTCAGTTCAATGTAGATCAGAACACAGTAAGAGTCTTGATCGATAACGAATATTGGACTGTCGGAACTGGCACCTTTGTCAAATATCTTGCTACTGATCAGGTCTTTATCCCGACTACGTCTCCTGATGGGAGAGTCCTTGTCTTGTTTGGTAATGGTATCTATGGTGTGGTTCCGTCTAATGGATCAATAATCAAGGTATTATATACGCTTACTGTAGGTTCACAGGGAAACACAGCTTCGATAGGCGATATCGTAGGACTATTGGATATTGTCGAGATATCTCCTGGTATAGCTTTAGGTCTGGCTGGGACTACAATTACTGTTGCGTCTGGTGGGGTTGACGAAGAAGATTTGGATAGCATCAAGTATGTTACGCCTAGGCTATATGCAGCTAATGAGCGATCGGTACGGAGAGATGATTACATTGGTCAATTGCTTGGGGCGAGTTGTCCTGTTGGTATGCTAGATGCACGAGCTTGGGGAGAGTATGAGCAAGCGATCTTGGTAGGGCTAGGCACTGTCGAGATGATGAACCGGGCCTTCTGGGGAGGTGTTTTATCGACGATGCAGGCATATACTAATACGGGTCTTGCCCCTGCGGACGGGGCGACAACTCGATTCTCGTTTACTTTGTTTCATACCAATGACCCTACTGGTACGGCACCTCTTCCTATTCCAGGATCACTACAGGTTTACTCTACTGATTCTAATAGTGCAGATATCATCTTTTCAGACTTAGACGGCTACGGTATTTTGACATCACCTCTGGTATTTACGAATTATTTTCTGACTCCTGGTACCCTTGCTGAAACCGACTCTGATATAGGTACCACGATTGGAAATATCATTGACGGTTCGTCCGACACCGCATGGCAATCAGCTGATTTACCTACAGTTGACGATCCTGTGTTTATCAAGATTACACTTGCTGCATCAAAAGTTCCAGCTAGCTATAGGTTTAGAGCGTCTAGTGATCTTAGTGTGAATACCAGAGCCTTTCCTGCTAGTGTAAGTGTTTGGGGATCAAACGTAACTCCAAGCCCTTCTATGCTGAACCAGGATTTATGGATACCTATTCGGGGTAATGTTTATTTAGATGAGCCAGGAGTTGAAGGCGAGAGCCGCTGGTATTCTCTGAATAATACGGTAGCTTATCAGTACTTATTGTTCCAGATTAATGATAGGTTTGGAACTAATCCCTATGTCAAATTGAGTCAGCTAGAGCTTCAGATCCTTCCACAATCTTCTACTGTTGATTATGAGACGGCTGCGGTAGTCATTGACTACTTAACCTTGCCTCCCCCAGTTTCAGGTACTAGCCTTGTTGCTCAGTTCTATGGAGACGATCTTAGTGATGACCAACAGGCTGCTGTTCAAAGTTTCATCCTTGATACAAATCATTTTACTACACAGTTTACCTATTCCGCGGTGAGGATGGTCCGGGCAGACTTGAACTTGCAAGTTTATTATAATCCAGCTTATAGCAAGAACACAGTATTGAATAACGTCTCGCAATCACTACAGAACACACTTCAAGTTTCCACGGGGGCTATCTCTAGAAGTAGAAAGTTCTCTGATCTGACTGGAGCGGTTACATCTGTGCAGGGTGTTGATTACTGTGTTTTCATCAATCCTCCCAACGGGACTAATATTGATTGTGATATTGACCAGTATGTTTACTTAACGAGTCTGACGATTGAAATGATTATCACTGATAGAGCATTTAGGACATAAATGGCTACTTATGATGCTAGCATAACTATACAGGCTGTATCTTATGTAGGTACAGCTTCAGTAACTTATGATATTGGTGGAAATACTTGGGATATTGGTGGCGGTGTTGAGTATGCGACTTCCTCCCAGGGAGGCGTAAGCCCAACTATCACAGCTTGGCATCTCTGCCAAGGCCAGATAAGCATTGTCGCTCAAGGTACTGTTTACTTCACGTCCATTAAGACTCAAATTAGCGCTATAGCTCAGAACTACGCTCCGGAGGATAATCTAACTCTTTCTATAGATGAAGATGGAAATTGGTTTGCTACTCTTGATGAATACTTTTGGTCAGACCTAGGCCAAACAAGCGTTTACCCTGGGTTCCAGATTGTTTGCGGCGACGGGCTAGCTATTATAACTGAAGATCCACAGTATCATGTAAGAACCGTAGGTGTTGATGTAGTTTCCCCATTTGCTTTATGGAAGATGTTGTCTGGGGAATGGTTTCTGTACATTCCGTTGGGAACTGATTTCAATCGAAGTGTTGATACTCCTAACTACTTCAGAACGTCTGACTTATTGACTGCATATCTAAATGATATGAGGAAGTTCGTTGTTTCAGAATCTCAGTATCTAACGCATCGTGCCGGTGACCTTAGAAAATGGAATAAGATCCCTGCTGATTTCCTAGGACCGTTGTTAGCTACTCTAGGATCTTTCCTCAGGCTAGATAGGTTGGACTCGGAAGGTAGACGTAGGCTAGCCTTTGAGTGGATCAGGTTTCTTTTGTATGCTGGTACTGAGTACTTTGTAGATTTCCTTGGGTACATATACGACACTCATTTTGGTGTAGAGGCTCTTTGGACAAACGACTACAGGAGCTTTCTCGCACCCGGTGATCCGTGTAAAGATGTGAATGGTAACCTTGGGATATTGAAGTTCGTTAATGATCAATTAGTTTGTTCGCTTAACAATGGTGGTACAGTGGGAGGTTATTATCCGACAAATCATGTAGCTCTTACGTATAAAGTTGAAGATTGGGATATGGATGATTATGATCAGCGGAGTTTGGTTATTGATTCATTCTATAAGCTGGCTTCTGTCCCATTAGTCCTACAGGTTTTATCCAAGAAATCGTTTGATACTGTTGAATTGTATTTAATCATGGCTGATCAAACAAGTCATAATTACTATAGCTGGCCTCCGCTATTAGTTCTTGCTTCTACTACACTTTACATGACGATGGTAGATTATCGTCACATAGAAAGATCCAGCTATAGTCCGCCTCTCCAGATAAATATTACTACGCTTTACATGGTAATGATTGATTATGAGCACAAAGAGTATAGCGACTGGACCACTGATATTTTGCAAATAGCGTCAGATGGTACGTCGTCTTTTGTAGATAGAGGCGGCCCACCTCCAATGATGATCCTTGAGCCTTGGCTAGCACACTAAGTCAAACCTGCATGTGAGGGAATAGTCAATGCCAACTGAACTTACTGCGGCAGGTATCACTCTTGCAATTAACGCAACACAAGGTACAGGTCCTAAAATCAATGTTACTCATTTCAAGATCGGACCTACTATCAATCCTCCTCCACCTCCAGTACAAGGTGATCTATCAACAGATATCACTGATTCTGTTTATACAGGTACCTCACTTCAATATGCGGTTGTTGATAATAACACGGTAGAGTATATTGTTACTCTGGACGAAACAGTTGGAAATCCTCCTTTTAGTGTTGCACGTATTGGCCTGTTTACTGATAATGGGGATGGCACATCTACTCTGCTTTCTATTACGTCTACTGATGCTCCAAACCCGGACTACAAATTTCAGACGAGTGGAAACATTGTAGGTGATCGTTTAACGTATGCAATATACATAGCTATTTCTAACATGTCGGAGATAACTAACTTCACTATTCCGCTTCTACCGCTTGTATCAGTTCCAGAATCTTCTGATGAAAAAAGCTTACCTGATCCTATGCACGTTGTCTTTAATACTTCTCAAGTTATAAAACATTCTATTATGCGTGTTCCATCTATAGCTTATAGAGAAACGCCTAGTCAAGGTAGGGTGAACCCTGCTTGGATTATGAGTCCTGAGAGACTAATTGCAGGTCAGGGCGAAGGTGTTGTCCCTGTTGTTTCAACTTCCTTTGACACATTGGCTACTATAGGTACGGTGGTTGGATTAGACTATACAAATCAAAAGATGATTGTAGGAGAGCCTGCCTCAAATAAGTATATTCTGGGAATTCGATCTAGTCTGGAAGAAATTACTAACTACGGTATCTATGTCGATTCCGTTAATACCTATAGTCCTATGCAGAGGTTATTCGCTGGTACAGGGGTTAATGCAGGTAAGCTTACTACTATTCAGAACCAGTGGCCTATTGGTTATGCTCTGGGACCGGTTAGTACGCAGAATGCTGTTGGATACCTATGTTGGATCGATTTTACGACTGGAACCTTTTCTGGTGGAGGCCAAGCTGGTCCTCCTGGTCCTCAGGGGCCTCAGGGACTTCCTGGTACTGGAGGAGGACCGAGTATATTCTCCAATCCAGCGCAATGCTATTTACGGAAGACTGGAACCAATTTGGTATTGATACCTTATAATGGGAACAAGATCATTATCAATGACGTAATACAGTACATCCCAGCTGGAGGAGTTGCTTTACCTCCTACAGGGTTAAACCCTAATACCTTGTATTATATCTATGCCTTTATGAGTAGTGGAGTAATGTATCTGGAGGCATCTACTGTAGTCCATGCTACAAGTACATTTGATGGAATAGATATTAAGGGTGCTGATCAGACTAGAACGTTGGTTGGCATGGCTTACACAGTAGCAGGTCCTGCCTGGATTGATTCTAGTAGAGATACTTCAACAACTGGTAACTTGTGTGTACTTTCTTGGTTTAATAGAAGACTCAAAAGCTGTACTACTGCTTTACCTACAGACGCAAAGAACTCTGCTAATGCTCCAATTGAACTCAGTACTGCCGCACGTAATTATTTTATAGTCTGGGCAAATAGTAAGGTAAAATATGTTAGTGGTGGGTATCAGGGAGGTAATGGTGGTAATGGCGTTTGTACGACAATGAATTTTGATGGAGTTACCTATGAGTCAGCTGCCGTTAGTGTTGTCGAGAATGGGGCTAGAGGAGCCGGTACATTTCAAGGTCCAAATGGAGTTCATGGAGTGAAAAGAGGGTTAGCTGAAGGACGACATTTTGCGACTATGATGGGTACTTGTTTTGGAGGAGGTCCTGGGGCTGGTTATTGGAATACTAATCTTAATATTAAACCTGGATCAACTGGTCCTGCATTACCTAATATAGTAATACCGGCTCCCACAACGCTTACAGTTACAGTAGAGGGATAGTCAGAAAGGAAATAGCCAATGACTACCAAAATTACTGACGTTGGCGTAGCTGCTGCTACACGTGCTAAAAATAACCAAGGACCTAAGATCAATATTACGACTTTCAAAATTGGTTCTAGTATTTCTCCTCCTGTTGGAAACGAAATAGACATTGTTGATGATCTTGTTTACACAGGTTCTCCAGCACAGCTACAATATGCTATTGTTAATGACAGTACGGTGCAATATGTTGTTACTTTGGATGAATCAGTAGGTCCTTTTGATGTTGGACGTATTGGTTTGTACACGGATAATGGCGATGGTACGTTTACTCTATTTTCTATTACATCGATTGACGCTCCAACTGCGGATCATAAATTTCCTACTTCTGGGACTGTAGTAGGAAACCGTTTGACATATAACATATACTTAGCTATATCCAAGAGTGCAAATATTGCCAATTTTACTATCCAACTCCTCCAGCTGTTATCGATTCCAGAAGTTCCGTCTGAATTGAGTTTACCTCCTCCTAGTGGAGTAGCGTTTAATACATATCAGGTTATGAAACACTCGATTACACGTGTTCCAGCCGTAGCGTATACACATAAAACACCAGCTTCTTGGTTCATGAGTTCTGAGAGATTGATTCCTGGCCAAGGCGAAGGTGTTGTCCCTATCGATCCAACATCTTTTGATACACTAGCTACTGTCGGGACCGTGGTCGGATTAGATTATACAAACCAAAAGATCATTGTAGGAGAACCTGCTACGAATAAATACATTCTAGGTATTAGATCGAGTCAGGAAGAGATTACCAATTACGGGGTTTATGTTGATACTGTAAACACCTATACACCTATGCAACCGTTGTTTGTTGATACTGGTGTTAATGCAGGTAAGCTTACTATAACGCCGAATAACTGGCCCATTGGCTATGCTCTAGGACCTGCAAATTCACCACCAAACGCTGTTGGTTATCTCTGTTGGATCGATTTCACGATGGGGTTTGGTGGAGGCCAAGCTGGTCCTCCAGGTCCTCAGGGACCTCAAGGGCCTCCAGGAGATTCTGGCGGTCCTGGCGGTGGAGGAGGATTTGATAATGCAGGGTGTTGTTATCTACAGAAGGTTGGAGCTAATCTAGTATTGATCCCACAAAATGGGAATGGTCTTATTATTAACGATGTAATACAGAAGATACCAACTGGCGGGGTTAGCTTACCACCTTCAGGATTAAATCCTAGTACCTTATATTATATCTATGTCTATATGAACGGTTCTACTATGACACTGATGGCTTCTACCGCAGGTCATATTACAAGTACGACTGATGGAATAGAGATAATGAATACCGATCAAACTAAAACATTGGTCGGCATGGCTTTTACTGTTCCCGGTCCTGCTTGGGCAGATTCTAGCTCAGATGGTACCTATGGTCAGCTATATGTACTTTCTTGGTTCAATCCAAAACTTAAAAGTTCAGTTACCACTTTTAGCGGTGAAAAGAGAACAAGCAGTCAAGCTGCATGGGTTGAGCTTGGAGCCGATATACGAAATTATTTCTTGATTTGGCCTAATAGAGAAGCTTACTTTACTACTGGTGGCTATTGTGGTGCTACCAGTGCTGGTGTAGGTCCAGCTACAGCAATGTCTTTTGATGGTGGTCCTTATGAGGCGAATTTCGTAGGTGCTAACGCAAGTGCCGCAGGTGGAGTCTCTAATACCGCTCCGGTTGCAGTTGAGGGTGTTAAATATGGGCTGATTGAAGGAGGACCGCATTATGGAACTCTTATGGGTATAGTGTATGGTACTGGCTCAGGATCTGGTCGTTGGCGTTTCGTCGCGTTTAACAACTCTGGTAGTTTCCCAGCACCTGTTAGCCTTACAATCACTGTAGAAGGATAAAGGAGAGTAAAAAATGGCTACTACGAAAATCGGACCAACGTTTGATGCTGAGCTTCTGAAAGCTGGTTTGCTTGGATTACCCTTTACCTGGGGGTCTGATGGGACCTTTATCTATGGTCCAGGAATGACTACAACCCAGAAAAATCAGGTACAGGCAGTATACGCGGCGCATATTCCGGCTCAGTCAGATTTGCTGGATTACAGTCATACCAGTGCTATATTGGCTATGAGTGGAGGTATAACGGTTGGGGGTGTTGCGACTTCGGTAGATGCAGAACGTTTGCAGTTAATGCATTTGCAGTATACTTCCGCTCAGAATAATCCAGGTCTTACGTATCATGTTATAAACATAGCTTATGTGGCTACTAGCTATTCAGCTTCAGGACTTATCAATCTATTTAATACATGCAATGGATATCGCAAGTCAGTGAACGATATGGAAGCTAGTGTCTCAGGTAGTATCATCGCAGGCACAATTACGACCAATGCCCAGATAGATGCTCAGTATGCTACCTTGGTTAAGGTCTTCTAGGATAGGCAGCGGCGTAGATTCTACCTCTCTGCTGTCCAGTTTAGAGGTAGGACGCAATGATGCGACTCGGCTACCCGCTGCCTGGGGAGAGGGGTACGCCAATCCAAGCCCTCTCCCCTCTAACTATCATCACTTTCTACCCACCACTGATGACCACATTCGATACACTTGTAATGAGTGTCGTCATATCCTCCGCAGGCTGACTCCCAAGTTCTGAAGAAAACTTCTTTCGATCCACACAGAGCGCACCCGAACTTCGAATTAACTATTTCAGTTTTCTTCCATTCACTGGTATAATCTCCCTTAACTGGCCCTTCATGCATGGGAAACACTCCTTTGAACGATACAACGAGTTGTCCTTATTGTGGTGGAGTTTGTGACGCCGACTTTGTAGACATAGGAGTTGGATTTCAGCAAGTAGCTCCCTACGTCTGTCGTGTGTGCTATGCTACACAGATTAGCCCTTACGCTGATCCTAAGGACTATTCACCAGAAGAACTCAAGATTGGATGGGTGAAAGGTCCTGCTTAATTGTGTATAAAGCGTATATGAATTACTTCGTATGCAAGTGATAAGATCAAACAAGTTACAAATAATAGTAGCAGTATAGCTACTACATGTTCAGCTTTCATTACCCCTTCCCCTTATAACTTCCCTCCTGCACATAGCCAATGTATTGTTATCGCGACGGCATTATAAGGCCGCCCTTCCCTGGCCTTTATCCTTTCGTCCTCATTATCTCCAGGTCCTAGGGAGATAAGTGTGACGTAATCACCGGCAACTATGGGCTGACTACAGGCAGCACACATAGTGCCGCCAGTTATTACAGGATGATCAGCGGCGAGTGGTCCTATCTTTTTCATCATGATCCTCCAAAATAGAAGTAAACAGATTGTCAGTAGCTATTATAGTTAGCAACCGACATACCAATGATGGTAAACTAATTTTTCTTTTCTTGGCTTCGTTGATATATTTTCGAAAAGTTATTTGTCCAACTCTGGCCTGGAGGGATCTGTTTGAACTGTACCCTCCTAGTTCAATATTAAACCTACTACAGAAAGCAGTTACTGTTGCCTGACGAAGACCTAGTATCTTGGCAATTTCAGCTGCATTATGTGTTGGTGCCAGTTCTCTTACCTTTGATGCCACCTCTGCGGTGAATACCGAAGGAGCCCCCAAAGTCATCCTCCCCAGCTTTTCTTTTAAGTCTTGTCCTTGAAGTTATCACTAGTCAGCTTGGCTATTTTTTCAAGGTCTGGTCTGGTTTCGGGCCATCTCCACAGGACCTTTCCTTGAACAGCAATTATAGGCCGTGATACACGCCTGTGTGCGATTGCCATCTCAGCACTATACAGAGTTGGTAGCCATTTGATGTCTTTTTCTGAGATCATTTCAGGCGTAACTGGGATTGTCTCGCCACTATGATCGAAGGCATAGACAACGGCGTTACCTGCAATGAATTTTCCAAACACTGCCGCATAGCTCTGTTCTTCTGGCCGTGGCTCATACAATGCATACTCATAAACTACGTATGCTAAACCAAGGCCGTCGTCCTTACGCCAGAAGATACCGTGATCCACCTCGGTTAATCCGACCGCTAGCTGTGCAATTTTTAAGTTTGTTGTTTCTATCAATTCTAGTGCTTGTAGCTTAGGTTTGATTGTGGCGAATTGCATTATCGTTCTCCTTTATCTTCGAATTGAAGGTGCCGGTGGTTTCTTCTCCGATCGACGTTGGACTACTAGCCATATTTTTGACGCTGTCTCGTCATCACAACTGATGAAGAAATTGTATGGGTGATCACGGAAACATTCCCAGTACGCTACATCTACTGCTTCATGTTCACCACACCACAAGCCAACCTCCTGGAGTTCGTGCAAGTCGATTGATCGTAGAATTCTTAACCTATTGAGAAATTCCTTCAATTTTCACCTCCATCTCCGGTTTCTTTGCTCTCCTTCGGCGACACCACGTAGACTCGGAAATGCCTTCCACTACCCATGGCTGAGGTCCTTCCTTTGCTTTCCTTTGGCGATACCACGTAGCCCTGGAAATGCCTTCTACTACCCATGGCTTAGGCCCTTCCTTTGCTCGCCGTTCAGCCGCTTGCTTACTAGCACGTTCAGCTTGTGCTTCTCTATTGGCCGGGTTAGCCCAATACTTTTGTTGCCCCTCACGTACTTGCTCGCGCATAAGCTCAGCTTGTGCTTCTACATTAGCTTGGTCGGTCCAATACTCTTTTTGTCCATCATATAATTTCCTTCGATACTTTGGATTAGTTAAGACCTTGCGTCCATTCTCAGCCATAATTAAACGCGCTTCAGGACCAACACCAGACGCGCCTTCACCGCCATCGGTTAAATTGTAAAGAGTGCCAGTACCAAGATCATACCGACCATATTGCGTAATCAGTGTCTTTTCAAGAAGGAATGCTACGTCCTCATTCTCAACATGGAATATCTTAGTCACAGCCTTAAGCCCGATCTTTAGACACAGGTTTAATGTGTTATTTAGGTGTCTATTATGGCTGTTCTTTACGTGTGTATAAACACGGTTTCCTTTACCCTTACCAACGTAAATAGGATGGTTGTCTTTGCTTGGACGAGGGTCATGGATTACGTACACGTAAAACCCATTACCTTTTCCATGTACGTATTCGATTTGAAGTACACTCATATCACTATCCTATGTCGTTATTTCGTAATCATGAGTTATAAGACTATGCTTTCCTCGCATGAATGGGTTCCACCAGAATAAGCCTGTGGATCTTTTTTTCCAGTGTCCAACGACAAAATGTTTTCTAATTTCATCGGAACTCGATGGTGGGCGACCTGGACGAGTAAAGCTATGTCGATGTATTGCCCTGATCTTCAAAAGAGTGTGTGATGATAGTGGCGACCTGCCTTGTTTTACACGCTTTTTATTGAAGGCGCTGTTATCGACTTCGTGGTACTCTGCAACGTTACGGCTATTGAGTAAGCCAAGCAGAGACATTAAATACCTGATCTCACCTCCCCAGTCTGAAGCGTTTAGGTCTCGGATCTTTTTGATATGAGCGAATTCTATTGGAGAAAATATTGATTTATGTGCTCTTACGTATTTACCAAGTTCACCTAGGTTTTGAGAATTTGGATCGTTGATAGGTTCTTTGGTATTGAACTCTACTCCAAGCAAGCTCGCATTAGCTTCGTAGTCACTACGGGGATCGCGGAGAGACCAGCACAGTGTAGTGTGCCAGTGCCATAGTGTATTATCTTCGCGGGATACACATAGGAATCCAACACGTATTGGCTTGGTTTGATAATCAGGGAAATCTACGTCACTGGCCATGAAGTGTGGCCGGTCGGCCTGGGCCAATTCGAACCAACAGATTGGGAACGGCAACCTGCAAAATGGTGTAATGCGTGTCAGTTGTGGAATGTTTTTCATTAGACCATCAGCCGCAGCTGTGATATCAGGTGCCAGGACAAACTTGCGAGCTATAGCTATAGCTTTTTGAGTACCCTCGAATCCAGGGTACTCTTTACACAAGTAATCCGCTTCCATCATTATATCACAAAGCATTGGTATCACCTAGTTGTTCAGTACGATGCTCGATATCAAGATAGCCATATCCTTATGTTGGGATGGTTGGGAAGAGCTTAGCAAACGCAATTCCAGCTGCAAAGAATGCTGCAGCTGCTGTTATTAATGTTGCGAAAATCTGCCAAGGCGCAAGTTGGATTTCCTGTCGCTTGCGATCGATGTTGGCAAGCATTTGATCTATGTGGATCAGCTTTTCGCGGATATTTATCTTGGGATAGTCATCTTTTGTATCGTTAGTCATATTGAAGGCTTCCTTCCGTTGTATTGAACTTTGTATGGACAGACCCTAAGTTTTTATTTTGTAGTTTCTTCTAGTGTAATGAGTCTGGTTTCGAGTTCGTTTTGACGATCTTGAAGGCGGTTAACATCAGCGTGTAACGCCTCTATTTTTCCGCTGGTGATGTTTGTTTTGGTCATATCATTGATGGCAGCCCGAACCATGCGAAGTTCCTGTCTGATTTCGCCAATTGAGCGATGAATCAATGGGAGACCGTTTAATTTCGTACGAATTGGTACCAGTTTTTCGTCAAGCATTGTTGAGATTGCTTCAAGCGTTAAATCGGTCATGTTGTTATCTTCTTATGTAAAGGATTTAGCCCTGGCACATTGTGCCAGGGCCATTTTTGTCTGTTGGTTAGGCAAGCACCTTGTCTTTAATTCTTGGCATTAGCAACCCAACAGCTTTGGCCTTTAGCAAGTGTCCGCTTCCAAATTGGCTGCTTAGGAACCGGCTCTCCGTCACATCATCACTAACTGCCTTAACCTTGCGGTCATGATCCACATACCGTGTGACCGCATTCAAAGCAGCCCATGCTCCAGTGGCACCTTCGTCTCTGCTAGTTCGATAAGCATCGCTCAAAGCATGAAACTGATTCATCTTTCGAGTCGATACATCATCGGGCTTGGCTTCAAACGGGATCTCCAGCAGAGTCTTGAAGAACTTGGAAACCTCCTCCTTAGCCATTTCATTCTGGGCTAGAGCATCACCCATTTTCTTGTAGTATGTGAAGCCCTGTGCAACAGCTGCAAGCTCCTTTCCGACCTTCACATGGTCGAACTTAGTGTTGTGCCGAGTCCGAATGACTGGAGTATGCTTTTCTCCAAGAGCCACGTCCAGAGTGTTATTACAGACCACTCGTTCCGTACAGCCTTTGTTGATTGTAGCACCAGAACCGTCGAAGGTTGTCGTACATAAAAGTCTCATGGCGTGCTTGTCGCCACCAATGTCCATAGGCTCTTTAAACGTAGCCGTTGCCCAGATGATTTCTCCTTTTTTTAGTGATCCAGCAACATCTAGTTCAAAGCGAGAGTCTACTGAAATATATCTATCGAAGTAAGCCAACACGTCTTTCGGCTGGACTATCTGATAGATATTGGTCACAGTGCTCGGCGATAGGATATGACCGGTGTCTGATCGAACTATGAAGTACCGATCTTTAGCGTGAACAAACCCTGGATTGGAGAAGCGTCCATCAAATTCGGCATAGGCCGGAGTTTTCTCCGCAGTCCAGAGGAGTCCGGCCGCTTCTGCCCATTTTTCCGTGGACATTCCAGATTCCATAGAAGTTCCGAGACGGTGCCAGATACCCGACCGATCTCCACGAAAGGCAACAGCAGGCTTTCCAGTGCTATGATCAATATTGTGTGCCATTTGTTTTCTCCTGAGTGTTTCTGTATATTACTAGTATAGTCTATCTAAGTTGGATTTGCAAGTAGGGATTAGATTTATTTATCCAGTTTTCTTTTTTGACGCGTCTCAAGTTGTCTTTTTTGTATTTCTTTATTAGTGTTTAGTTCACGTTTCCTTTAAGAGCACGGGCAAGTGATTTCTTGCTAGCTTCGTTGAGTTCTATAATGGGCAAGGGGTTTGCTTCGAGGATGGTGTCCCTTATGACCTCTGCAGCATTTCGCCATGTCGCCGCTTCCATCGCCACGAGTTCCTTTGTGCGTTTCGTGGTTTGTAGAGGGGAGTTCTCAACGTTCTTTGCGAACATTTCGAACACTTCGGCGAGTTCATCAAGGGATCTGACACTGTACGTTTTCATGTATGCCGTTCCTTCTATGGTGAGCTAGAGTTTATTCAGCACGTTGTGACGCTGGCTATACCCGTTATCTATGGGGCTACCGCATTATCAGTAGGTTCATAACGGGTATAAACTGAGTCACCTTCCTTTCTATGTAGTCATATCACGGGTTTCCTTTTAAGAGCACGGGCAAGTTGCGGATAGATAGCACGTAATTCAGTAAGCAACACATCTTGCTTGACATCTAGCCGTCGTAAGGTAGCTGCTGTGACGACTATATCTTCCTTGAGTACCCGTACATCGTTATTGAGAACACGGATATCTGTCTCGAATGTGTCTAGCCGAGTATCGAGCCAAGCAAATTTTTCACGTAGAAAGTCGATGATGTTGTCAGTCACCATCACGGATTTCCTTTCAGAGCACGGGCAAGAGATTTCTTGCTATTTGGGTTCTATGATGGGCAAGGGGAAAAAGTCCTTGATCATCTGTTCCAACTTTGCCTCATGAGCCACTAGGCTCGCAAGGTAGTCGGCTTTCTGAAGGTCCTGGCGATAAGCTCGTTCCTTATCAATCAGCCAACGGGTTTCGACAAGAGCCGCTACCGTGCGACGAAGCTGATCCTGATTTTTGATCTTAACCATTGTTCGCCTCGATTGCGGATGTTGAAAGCAAACAGAGAAGGGATACGGCTATAATAAGTCCTAACATTGTAGTCAACTCACTGTGTATCGTTTCTGGTCTCTTGAATATGGTGATTGCTAGTAGTCTTTCAAGAGGCATTAGTTGTTTTATTTTCTAGTCTAAATGAAAAAGCCCCTGGAACAGTTCCAGGGGCTAGAGCGCTTTCTTTGCTTTTCTTCGGCGATAATACCATGTAGCTCTAGGAACGCCTGCCACTACCCATGGCTGAGGTCCTCTTTTTGCTCGCTGTTCAGCGTAATGATTGTGATGCCCTTCACGTAGTTTCTTCCGAAACTCCGGATCGGCATTCTGTTTACGCGTACGTTCTGACTGCTCTTTTGCGTGAATCGGATCAGTGTAATACCTTTGCTGTTCCTTACGTGCTTTATTCCGAAACTCTGGATCGGCATTGTACTTACGCAGACGCTCAAGATTTGCTTTCGCAAATTTTGGATTGGCATTGATCTTACGCAGACGCTCAAGATTTGCTTCTGCGACAATCGGGTCAGCCTGATACTTTTGCTGTCCCTTACGTATTTTCTCTTGATACTCTAGGTTAGCGTTATTCTTGCGCATACACTCAGCATGTATCAAACGCGTCTCAGGGCTAATATCTGCTACACCTTCACCACCTTCGGTCAAGTTGTAGAGAGTTCCGGTACCTAGATTAAGTCGACCATATTGCGCGATCAGTGTCTTTTCAAGAAGGAACGCTGCATCCTCATTTGTAAAATAAGCTGTAATTTTAGCCGGAACATCAAGTCTAAGCTTGTTGCATAGTCTGAGTGTCCTATTTAAGTGGTCATTACAAGCACGACGCGCATGAACAGCTATTCGCTTTCCTTTACCCTTGCCAACATAGATAGGACAAACATTATTTTGTCTAGGATCATAGATCACGTAGACGTAGAACTTTCCGCTATTTATTTGTTCAAGGTTGTAATTACTGACTACTATTCGCATGTCAGGTACTTCGGCATGTCCGCAGGGTTGACACGGATCGTCAATGTGCTTTCCTTACCACAGAAAAAACCCCCCTCAATTACGCAAAAGCCGAAAGGGATTGGAAGCGTCTTGCCTTCTGCTGGGTTGTCCCAGGGGTCCATTGCACTGTATTTGTCCGAGTTGCCACGGGGTTCTCCATCTAAGGTGCAGACCTTGTAGACATTTTTCGTACCCCCATTCCAGTTTAGATCATAGAGTGTAACGCTTTCAGTAGCTATGATGTAGACTGCCCGCTTGTTATAGCTGGGGAAAGTGGCCTTGACCAGTTTGGCGATGGTAGGGTCTTTACGCCAAGATTTGATTTCAATTCTGTTCATAACGTGTCTCCTTGTACAGACTTAATATAGTGACTTTATATCTAATCGCAAGATGGAAAATCAAATTTCTTTTCTAGTAACGAAAAAGCCCTTGTGCACTGCACAAGGGCCTAAGGGCTATCCCTCGATGGTCATAAAGCGGACATTGGATAGTCGGTGGAGAAGGTCAGTCCGAACATGGGCGTAGTCGTTGTCTGGACCTGAGAACTTGTCGCTGGTATAGTAGCGCTCCATGTCGGTCAGTTCATTTCGGACCTTGGCCAGTTGGGCGCGAAGGTTGTCGCGCTCCATGGTCAGTCTTGCAATGTGGTTCATGGTGGAATTCCTTGAAGCGGGTGAAGGGGTTAGGCAGCAGTGGGGGCAGTGTCCATCAGGACAAGATAGGCTGCACTAACGATGGAAACAAGGATGATAAGGACCGGGAACATGGTGTCTGTATCTTTCTCTGTAGGGTCTCTTGTATGAATTAGATATGGTGACTGCATACGGTCTTTACAAGTAGCCGTTAGATGTATTTTTGATCTGGAGGAAAAATCTCAATGATATCAATGAGACCAACCATGAGGTGTTCTCGATGAGGTTTCAACTCTAGAGGGTTATGCCTCTGGGGCTCTTTAGGATGGCCGTGGGCGAGTTAGAGGCCTCCAGGGCTAGCAGGGTAGCTCGCCTCCTCGGAAAGCTTGCCAGTGAGGCTCCTATAGGTCTCCATGAGACCATCCAGCCCGATCGGACTCTCCCTGGACTACAGCCGAGGACAGACGAGTTCCCTCGCTGGACTCAAACAACGTCCACCTTCAATGAAACTACCTGACAAAAAAGACTAGAGTTCCTACCTTGTAATCCAACATCTGACGACCATATTAAATCAGGTAAAACAACCAACTTGCAAATGGAGAATACACTATGAAGACCTTTCTTATTACAGCTACTGTCGTGGCTTGCCCGTTTGCTATGTACGGTCTTTCCGTATATGATAGTGGGCAATCCGTTCCTAGCAATTATGCGTCTGTTGCGAGTGATGTGGCTATGGCAACATCTTCTATTGGGCAGGAGATTACTGTCGAAAGAACCTTTGAGGTAAAGGAACGCGTCCGTGACGGTTCAGGTGCTCTAGAACAACATCTGGCACAGTTTATCGTAATAACGTCAACTTCTGACGAAGTTACGATCAAGAAAATTGTGTTAAATAGAGGTAATTGTAATGGACGCGTTAGTGATGCTATTACTTATCTTGGTTATACTAATGAACCGATAGAGGCACCTAGTTATTTTAAAACAGAAAAAGATATACAATATTGGAAAGAGGCCTATTCCCAGACTCCTTCGATAAGCTTAAAGTTTGGAGAACAGGTAAGGGTTGAGCCGGAGTGTAAAAAGGTCATAGAAGCTTCTATAACGACTTCTGATGATCAGGTAAGGGTGTATACTTTTCCTAACTGATTGATCTACCTCCAAGCTCATTGTGCGATAGTGAGCTACTTCTTTTCTATAGAATAGTAACAATATTCTCCGTGAACTATAGCTGCTTTTACATAAGCTTTGTGAGCTTCCTCCTGAGTTTTATGGATGAATCTTAATAGAGGAAACTGCAAGTTACGTGATGATGATCTGAACCACGTCTCGTTGGAAAAGGACTTTAAAAGTACTTGATAATCTAACATGAGTCCCCATATTAAAAAGGAAGGGGAAAAGATACAGGAGTTCACTATGGACATCGACACCTATCATTCCACCAATACCAAAAACATAAATGAAGCTTGGGTTGGCTATTTACTAATGCCTCGTGATGGGAGACAGCTGACGATTAGGTTTTCTGGACCTGACGAGAAGACTGTTATCGATCGTGCTCATGCATTCTATGACAACCATGTCAGGAAATACGCTGAGTCCGTGTCTAACGGTAACGGTATTCCAGAGTCGGGACGTGGCAAGGTTTTCATTGGTAAGACTTGGTTGCTTAACCGAACTACTGGAGAACGTGCTAGGGTGCTGGACGCGGAAGTCAACGGCTACCTCGCTAGGGGTTTCATCAAGGCGGGACCCCGGAGCAAATAATGTCTTACGATCCAAAGTGTTATGATCTTGCAGAGTTGTTCATCTCGGATGAACCGTTATGGTCTGATCGTTGATCGAAGGACTGGGGAACTCGCCCAGCTGATTCAAACGACAATCGAGGATTGGCTGGAAGCAAATTCGCCAGGTTGAGCTTGACAATCTGAAAGACACATTCTAATCTGACTACCATATAAACTACTTTTTGAAAATACAGCTTGAACAATACAGGAGAACTGAAATGGCAAACGAAAAAAGCGGTCTTGCATCGGTTTCTCAAGGTCGATCGGATATACATAAAATTGATCCCCGGGTGATTTTGACTAGGCCAGGATGGAACGGACGGGATTTCAGCGATCCTGAGAATGTTGAGCATATCGAGAAGCTCGCTAGGTCGATTGCCAAGGTCGGCGTCAAGGAGCCTATCACCTGTTATTGGGAGAATGGGAACGCATATCTGTCTGATGGTGAGTGTCGTCTCCGAGCGGCTTTGCTGGCAATCAGCAAAGGCCACGACATTAAGTCTATTCCGGTTAAAGCCGAGGACCGGTACCAAAACGAAGCTGATCGGATTTTCTCCCAGGTCCTTCGGAACAGTGGTAAACCATTTTCTCCCATGGAGCAAGCGAAAGTTTTCAAGCGCCTGTTGGATCTTGGTTGGGAGCAAACTGAGATTTCAGAGAAGTCAGGAATATCGATTTCGCGAGTTGGGCAGGTGTTGTCTTTGCTCTGTTTGCCTGAGCCAATCAGGCAGATGGTGTCGGCTGGAGAGGTCTCTGCCTCGCTGGCCCAGAAGGTGACGGCTGAGGCTAACACTGATAAGGAGGCTGTCCAGACGCTCCAGGTTGGCATTACTGCTGCCAAAAAGCAAGGCAAGAAACGAGTTACACCGAAGCATCTGAACGGAGCTTCCAAGGATGATGGTGGGATACAGTTCATCGAGGGAGTTCCCTACAGTCAAGACGAAGTTGATAATGATGACGATACGGACCACCACAAGACACGACACCGTAATCCAGGTATCGAGAAGACCGTATTCGAAGCTTTCGAACATGCTGAAGTGGATGACGAGTGCGTAGACGACAAGGGAAGGTCGGTAGTCGTTATCACCATGCCAGCTGATCAGTGGGAGCTAATCCGACAAGCTCTCAAACTATAAACTACTTTATATTTGATGGTCGGATGAAAACAGGTGACTACGTGTTATCGGACTTAAAAAGGTGGACTCAGATGAAGAGGAGGAGGAAGCATGGTGGACCAGAGTTATTGCTAGGAGAACGCGAGGCTGGGTTGTTAGAGGCTATCAATGTTGCGGGGTCAGCAAGTGCGCTTGCAAGAGAGCTTGGTCTAACCCCACAGGCGATCCTGGAGTGGAAGCGTGTCCCTGCTAACCGTCTCTTGCGAGTTGAGGAGATAACGAAGATTCCTAGAGAAAGGTTACGGCCTGACCTATATCGTACTAAATAAATAGGGGGAAAAGCCATCGTCAAAACCGATGGCTTTTCCAATGTCAAACAGCAGAATCATATAACTCTACTCTTAACCATCTTGACAATAGATAGTAATTACGGGTTGCTGTTTGACATCGTGAATAAGAAAACAATTTAAAAATGGGATGGATTATTATGTCCATCCCAATCTATTTGAAGCTTATATGAAAAGTGGTCTTAGCCATTTATTTATCCCTCTGGTTTACCCGCTCGTTCCCATTTCATAGCAGCTTCCGCTCCCCGATCCCAACCTTGGGCTGCTGCACTCTCAGTTCCGTAAGGATTACGGTATCTTCGATCCAGATAGTCTTGCCACCCGATGTGGAATTCGGCGTAGTTATGGTAGGGAGCATACTGTTCTTGGATTTGATACTTAGTCATTAATAGTCTTTCCATCTTCGATATCCAACAGGTCGTCTAGCGATCATGACTGGGTGTTTATACCAATCCTCATAAATGATAATCTCCTGGTTACTATCAAAACGCTTGTTAATATGGTGCTTAATTAATTTGAGATCGTCGTCGATCCTAAACTCTATGACAGAAGATGATCTGACTTTTACAATGTATTTCATTTCAACCTCAATTGATGACGGAGGAAGATTACTCCTCCCCAGTCAGTGCGAATTTCTTTGGTAGGAACATCTGGAACGTGCGTTTGAGCTTTTCTTCGGTGATAGAGATGCGACTATCAGGATGTAGACACGATGCTACATCTTTGAATTGCTGGACTGTCATGATCTTCTTTGTCTCTGCAAGGTAGCGTCGGAAGCGCTGTTCTTCCTCGAATGCTTTGTCCTGGGCTTCTTGTAAGCGAGGAAAAGTTGCGTCACACTGCTTCTGTACTTCTACTCTTACGGCCTCTCTAAAATTAATGTCGAATTCATGTTGTAGTTTCTTCTGCATTGAACGTACAGCTGCTACATACTTCTCTTTCACCGAGGCACTCTGGAGTGCTTCAGCGGAGACGGTGTTAATTTCGACGAAAGCGTCATGTCGACCTTCCTCTCTAGCTCTGGCTATAGTGACAGTGTGCTCAGTGACGTTGAGGTCTTTAGCAACTTTCTCACGAGAGATTGCTTCATCGTTCTGTACGGCAGACCGCACGTGCTCTTGGACTGGTTTGGTGTCCGTTTTCTTGGTACGTTGCTTCTTTCCTTTCTTCCCCTTCTTCCCTTTTTTTGAGCCCTTAGGTTGCTCTTGATCATCCGGTTTCCTAGCGCTAGGAAACCGGAATTCGTTTAGGGAAATCAAATAGATGGACTCCCTTTGTGTTTTTTCTAACACAGTTTTGAGTTGTTGGGGATCGGTACCCATTGCAATGTAGGCTGCACGGTCATTTTTATTGATCACATCAAGTCCGAAACCGTTAGCTTTGCACCAGTCTCCAAATGCGTTGTCACTTGAATGCAATGCACGTGCTTCAACTAGAAGCAAAGCAATGCGTGTCGTGGAATCTATCCATTCTGTATTGGATGCGGTTTGTCTATTGAGTTCAAGGCCTATCGCACGTGCTATACGCGCTAGCTTATCAGGTAATGGGATAACCTTCTCGTTAGTCACTGGTATTGCTCCTATATCTTTGTATATATCATTGTGGGAAGGTCAGAGCAACAACTCTGACCTTCTTTAGTAGTTTTATTCCCCAGTGGATGACAGTGCGGACTGTGCTCCTCTGGCCCCTATCAACAGGTCGGTTCTTGAGTTGCCGAAGCGATGCAAGATCCGCTGGATCATGGTCGCGATCTTTGCTGACGTACATGTGTCGAGCATGCTGCGAATGCTGTCGTCTTTAACGGCAGCCTTAAGCTGTATCACCGCATGGGCATCATCATGCTTTATGTTGCCATTTGGTGAGTCCTGTGAGGACAAGCTGGTAACAAGTTTTCTCCAAGACTTGGAAGTCTCGTAGAGTAGCTTCACGAAGGGCTCTAAGATATCGATCAGGCGAATCTTGCCTTTGCTCTTCCGAAGCAAGGTGTCCGGAATAGCTACGAATTTCAGTAGCTCTTGGCGCTTTTGTTGATACTCTTTAATGTTAGTCACTTTTACTCCTTTCTATCACTTTTAGAGTGTTGGGCCTTGTGACGATTGACAGATACGTTTTAATATTGCATGTTTCGAGTAAAACCTTTAACAGCATAGCTGACATGCGTAAAACGCATATACTTCTCAGGCGTGTTAATGAAAACTCAGAAACCGACGGAAGAAACGGTGCTTTTAGACTGTGACAATTTGTAGCTTGTCTGCTGGCAGACAAGGTACTATTCTCTCCATCTCTGTAAAGATATAGGAGAGAAAATATGTCTGACGATTACACTCTGGTAGAAGGCGTTCCGACTGAGGTTGGTAATTACGATTTGAAGGCGCTTGACCAGCAAGCGATCCGAGGGAATAAAGCCTACAGCGAGCTTTGCAGTAAAGCTCACAAGACTTGGAAACAATGGGAACTAGTCATAGTTGGGCTCGCGGCTCTACGTGATCTAGCGTGTGCTCACGTCCAACATCGTAACTTGAGATCGCAAGATTATCGGGACACGATAAGTAGCCTGATGAAAAAACCCAAGTATGCGCAATATGGTTCGATGCGACGGCAAGAGCGATCAGCTTGCTATAAGCTTGTGGATCACATCAATGAAATATCAGATTGGTATGATACGAAACTATCGCCGAGTGACAGGCTGAAGCTGAACCATCCTGAGACTATCGTAAAGCACGTTCCGAAAGAGTTACTGTCTATCGACCCAAAGGACAATACAAAAGTACACAAGGTTGCTAAGAAGAAAAAGCCAGCCGTAAGTGCCGAGACAGAACGTCTTAGGGCGATACTGATACGAGTTATCAAGATCCTCGCCAAATATGAACCAGAGACAGCACGGGAGTTAATGGACGAGATCATGCCGAAAGGCACAAGTGATGGCCCATCTGACAACATCGATGATCTTTTCCGTCCTCAAGATGAAGAGGAGTGAGTGTATCTATTAAATTTACAACCCTGGAGGTGTAATACCTCCAGGGCTTCGTAGGAAGGCCGTGGACGACTTGCCCCTTCAGGGCTAGCAGGGGGCGGACACCTCTGGAAAGCTTGCCAGTGAGGCTCCTATAGGCCTCCTCGATGGCATCCAGCCCGATCGGACTCCCCCTGGACTACAGCTGAGGACAGACGAGTTCCTACATTGAAAGAAATTTGAGTTCCAATAAATGAACTGAAAAAATAGAGCTTGAATCAAATAACTCCAGGAAATTTGAATTACTAGTTCTATTCCTTTGATTCTAGTCCTAACATTCTAGTTCTATAGTTCTAATTCTAGTCTTTTGATTCATTTCTTGAGTACTGGAAAAGAAATTTGAGTTCCCATCTTCAGCTGTGCTATGCTCGAACGGTACAAGACTTCATACAGGAGAAGATACTATGTCGCTTTTGGGACCTATGGTTGCTACGACACGTTTCGATGCTAATTTAGGAAACGTCAAGAAGATACTGCGTGATAACAGAAAACTCATCGAGCCACACTTGAAGGAACTCCATAGTTCGTTTGTTGACTGTGGAGTCGAAGAACTACTGGAGATCGCAGCGGCCGCTCGTGAGCTAGCAGACTTTTTGCGAACGCACAAAACCAACAAGCGAGGCCATATCTACGCAGTACTAGAGGATAGTGCTGAGTAGACCCGAACCGAGTCGCGTTCGACGACCGTCACCCGCTGCCAGCGGCCAGGATCGTTCACCGCTACGAGAAATTTGAGTTCCCATCTTGCAATCCAACATTCGATCACTATATGACGGTTACAACAAGAAGAAAGCCGCTTGTAATTCATATTGGGATCAGCTACACTGTGGATCGTGGCCGATGCCATCCTCGATGAAACGAGCGATGAGCCCGGAGTCTGCTATCCCGCTGGTCTGGCTCTAAACCTTGGGGTGTCGACACCCCAAGGTTCGGTTCTCCCCTACTGGCTACCCTTGGAAAGCTCGCCAGTGAGGCTCCTACGAAGCACCAAGAGGTCTGCCAGCGTATTCTAGTGATTCCAACATTGCAATTGCCATTTCTCGCTCTAACCTAACGAGACCCCGTTTGTGAAACTGGTTCGTAAAGGTACCGAAGTGTGCGTTGCCGTGATCTTGGACAAGCGACCGAAGATAACGACATTGACTAACAGGCGGTACATATATAGCTTCACATGGCCAGCCATGTGGCCACCGGAGCTTTCCAAGATAGTCGTAGTAAATAGCCGGACCGGCTTTTGACATAGACCTACCTGAGGCCTCCACAATTACTTTTCCTTACATGCCTGAATTTCTGCTTGATTGAGGACTGATGTGGCGAAGCTGAAAGGGAAATGACAACTAGATGAAACAGATTGATCAGAGACTAGTTAAGCTTTATCAAGAGATGCACGAGTTGACATTGCCTGAATGCAAGTCATGTCGGGTACCTCTCTCCTGTTGTGATTCAATGTATTGTCTTATGGCAGAAGAATTGGCAGCTGAATTTGGTATAACATTAGAGGCTACTGACCACCCTACTCTGAAATTTATGGGATCCAACGGCTGTACAGTGCCACCCTACTTGCGATCGTCTTGCACGTTACATACATGTGCTATAAATTCACTGGGAGTTAAGCCGAATGACAAAGAGTGGACCAAGAAATATTTTAAACTAAGAGAGAAAATTATCAAGATTGAGTACGAGAATGGCTGGTGATGACATGGTAACACGCATTGAGGATTTGGACTCGGATCTACCTCTTACATACGGAGACCAGATGTTTGTCTGGGAGGAACCTGATACTAAGAAAATATATACTTTCAATAGTTCTTCATTACTGAGATATTGGCGTGGTAATCCTGACTGTGCAGAGGAAGCTATGATCCCAGTCTCGGAAGACCTATATCTTACTTCCAAGGAAAAGAAAGGGGTGGAAGAGCATCGGCTTGCTAGGCTTACGGAGGACTGTTTGGAGTCTTATACTATTTGGCTCCAATGGGAAGTCGATGCTGATGGGAAGGTTTGGCATACGTGTATCGATGGCCATCATCGGATCGTGTGGGCTTTCGAGCATGGTGTTACTCATATTAAAGGACTCATATTTCAAAAGCCTGTATGGTCCAAGTGTATCATCAGACACAAGAACCCGGCATATATCCAACGCTCCCCAGACCCTAAATCTTTCTCTGGTATATTTTAAAGTAGTTGTCTAACAGTAGGAAGTCTGGTAGTGGTATGACTGAAGAAGAATGGCTATGAGTCATACGAATACAGTCTTGGATGCTTTGCACGGTTGGTATGGAGATGGCTGTATCTGAAGCCGAGAAGTTTCTTCGTGCGGAGAGACTATTTCAACGAAGATTAAATTCGGCGAGAGCCGAATCTGGTGGAAGATGGTTTCCACCTGTGATACAGAAAGGAAGCGTTCGAATAGGCCGTTGAAAAAGGCGCAAGGGGAGGAATTCGAATCTCCTCCCCTTTCTTTTCTGAGAAGGTTGGGGTAAAGAATTAGAGCTTCTGGTCCAGGGCTCCCATGCATATCGTCCTGGACTTGGAGGAGTGGGAGGGGTGTATATTACTCCCTTGTGATGTGACCCCTCCCAGCTACTTAATCTGATCTGATCTGTAGTGTTTCTTAGCAGGCGACTTCTACAGGTCGGGTGAGCGGGAGGGACTGGCCACGTGTTTTGTGCCATTTCCATGTGTCTTTGTCCCTCCTGTAACTTTCAAATAATGGGGGATGTAACAATGTCAGATACGTCAGTAGCAGTAATGGATACCGAAAGAACCTTTAGTAAGCCGCGAGAGTTAACTATAGCTGAGAGAACTTCAAGTTCTCCATTTACACCGCTTCCAACTCCTTACACAGTGCCTCCAGCGCCTAGCAAAACTCAATCAATCGCAAGGCTCCTAACTGAGCTTACGTATGGAGAAATGATGGAGGTAGGCAACGCTGTCTCTGCCCTTACCCAAGATAAACTAAACCCAGTTGAAATATCAAATGTTCTTCACGGATGGGCAGTTAGTCTCAGAAAAGATCAAACCTGAGTTGTGGAAGGCATGGGAGTAAAGGGAAACTCCCATGCCTTACCTTGGAGATAGGAATGTTGAATTTAGAGGAAAAATTTACCAATATAGACCGGACAACAGTAATGGTAGATAGAAAAGAAGTAAATATTGATTACACCGACTATAAGGGAGTACGATCACTTAGACGTATCTTGCCAGTGAGATTAGACTATGGTAAAAACCAATGGCATAAGGAGAATCAGTACATGATTGTAGCACTTGATCTAGATAGAGACGAGATTAGAACCTTTTCGATCAAGGATATTCACAAATGGACGGAGTCCTAATATGAATGAGCTTGAGATTTGGAAAGATATAAAGACCATTCCTTACCATCAAGCTGAATGGCCATTTCATCAGGTTTCTAACTTTGGACGTATTCGGGCATTGCCAGGAGCAATTTTACGCGGAAGAAGAATCGCTACACAAGTTGAGCTTAGGCAATTAACCTGTGATACCTCTACGGGATATATGAGAGTCGGTAAAGGTCAGTTGCTTATATATGTTCACATCCTTGTCTTGAATCAATTCTGGGGGCCTTGTCCTCCTGGACAAGAATGTCGTCATCTTAATGGGAATAGGTCTGACAACAGATGGCCTGAAAATCTTGTCTGGGGTACACCTAAGGAAAACCAACAAGATCGTATCCAACATGGAACAAATAATAAGGGTGAACGTAATGGTAGGTGTAAGCTTACAGAATCTCAGGTTATTGATATCAAAAGCAGACCTGAATCAGCTGGAATAGTTAAACAGTTAGCAATGCAATATAAGGTTTCACGTCAAGCTATTTCTCATATTCGTAATGATCGAACATGGAAACATTTGGAATGAAGACCGATGATCCCAACGCCTAAAGTTATGTATTATACTGGGGTTGGGAGTAGGGATACTCCTAAACCTATTCTTTTGAAAATGGAACAGACCGCAGTTCTATTATATGATGCTGGATATGTTTTACGATCAGGTGGGGCTGACGGAGCGGACACTGCATTCGAGAAGGGGGTAGACAATGCGTCGAGAGGATCGAAGACACCTTCGAAGAGAATTTACGTTCCATGGAAAGAATTTGGCAATAGGAAAGAGAACCAAGAAGGAGACATTTATAAAATAACTATAAGAGCATTTTCAATTGCTTCACGTATTCATCCAACTTGGGAACGTCTTACTCCTGCCCATAGAAGATTACATGCGAGGAATATCCATCAAGTTCTAGGCGACAACTTGAAAACTCCCTCCAGATTTTTAATCTGTTGGACTGAAGAAGGTCAGCTGATCGGAGGTACCCGGACAGCCATCGTTTGTGCAAAGTCGTATAAAATCCCTATTTATAATCTTGGTAATGACAAGTATGGATCACTACCTCCAAAAGAACTTGTTGATATGATCTTAGTTGATGTAGGAAGGGGGAAATGAATGTCTGTGGTTATGATAGATCAGGAAACGCTTGCTGCTATTGCCTCAGCCATAGCGGAGGCACGTAAGAACGTTATATCGCTTGAAGTAACTAAAGCGAAGGCGTTAGCTGAACATAAGCCTACCTTGGAATTGAAAGACCGTCCTCCAGGATATGAAGCTCCTAGACCGTCCGAACAAGTCTTAATCCCTTTTGGGTATCGTGCGGCTATTTCATTTGAGCACCAGCCTCCGGGCTTATGTCGTCACCTGTCTATTTCAATCGAGAAAGAGCCTGGAATTATGCCTGGGGTAGAGGCGGTTAAACTGATAGCTTCTCACTTCGGAGTTTCCTTTGAAGATAGTCATAAATGGACTGAGGAGTATGAGCCTGGACGATATGCTATAAATCTGGTTTCACTAGATGGGGATATACAGTGAGTCGGGAAGTCTCTATTAAGGTGCAGGGATTAGCCTGTACAGTGCCTAAGGGCATTCTTGAAGGCGATCTTACTGCCAGGACTAGTGTTAAACAACGTATTGTTGGAGGTAAGGATCATGGACGATTTAAGGAGACAACATCGTATGACCCTGTCTATACTGAAAATGAGGATTCAACAATTACGTGTGGACTGGGCGCACTGTTATTTCTGGCAAAAGCAAATCCTTTTTGCTCTATCAGTTTTGCTAGTATCGAGCCTGAGCGCACTGTCCTTCCTTGCATTGAAATTCCTCCGTGTGTTTTAAGCTCTCCTAAGTGGCTGGTCAATGGCAGGGAGCGCTGGTACTTCTACGAGGCTCTAGAAGCCTGTCGTAAAAAGCATTGTGGAACGGTGAAATGTCCGACTGGTTCTGGAAAGGGTGTGATGCAGCTTGTTTTAGCTTATAACCTTATGATGTAAGATGAGCATAGTTCTGCTGATTTACCCAAGTCATACTACTGAAGATCAAACAGTAGCTAATGCAAGATTATTTGGAATGTCAGAATGTACTAGAAGTTGGAGAGATTGGATAGTTGATTCCAATCAAGATAGCTGTATAATAATTACGACACCTGGAGTAGTTTACAACGATATAGTTAGCGGGAAGTATACTGAACGGTTGAAGTTGATATCTGCGATTATCGCTGATGAAGCACATCACGCGAGTTGTCATACGTGGCATACAATCTTTATGGCTTTACCTAATGTGACTCGTTCGTATGGATTTAGCGCTTTGCCTCTGGATAAATCTGCTAATCTAGCAATGAATTTTTCAGGTATGTCGATTGATGATGCTATGACCATATCTGTCTGCGGGCCAGTGATCTACGAAAAATCAGCTAAAGAACTAAAAGACTTTCTCAATATTCCGAAGCTGATAAATCTTCATTATATTTGGCCAAAGGACAAGTGGGCCGCTCAGAAGACTAGTGATTGGCATGAGATCAGAGCACTGTTGTATAAGAATACAGAGAGACTATCCCTGATTGCTAGTGTTATAAGACTCTTGATCGACAGAGATTATAATACGATTGTTCATGTGAGTGAGAAAGAACTTGGACGAAGGATTTTTAGACTCTTGAATAGTGATAGAATTGCTATATGGTATGGGGGAGGAGACGTAGAAGTTTCTGAAGAACTCTACAAGAAGATAATGGAGGCCGAGGGTGTGGAATTGTAGACTGTGTGGGGCAGAGTACCAAAGATATCAATCACTTTCAAGACACTTTGCTTATGATCATGCAGATAAAAGCTTCCTTGAATACTATGATCAACATATAGCCGGAATAGTTGAAGGTCATAAAACGAAAAAATGTCTAAACTCTGAGTGTGATAATAGCTGTAACTATAAAAGTGGAAAATACGAAGACTTTTGTAGTAAGGGATGTGCTAGTTTAATCAGGCACAAAGAAAAGCCATTTGGATTGGAAGAACAATGGAAAGATCCTGAGTTTAGAAAGAATATGACAAAGTTAGCTAGACGACTAAATTCTGACCCTAATTCAGGATTTGGGTGGCGTACTTCAGGCAAGGTACTTAGGGACTTTAGGGATCAGCATGAAGGGATGACTCCAGCTGAGTGGAAACTATGGAATAATTCGAGGTTCAGAAAATTGAATCCTATTTCGCAAGATAGAAGATTTAAAAGAATAGTAAAAGGTGAAGGAGTAGGAAGAGGGCTTATTGGACCTATTCTGGACTTCAGTGTCCCAGACTTCAAACTTGGTATAGAACTCGATAGTTATCACAATCATATTATAGAGCGTGACAAAAAGAGAGACGAATTTCTTACATCGCGCGGTTGGGCAGTACTGAGGTTTAGCAATGAAGAAGTCTTTAAGAACACAGAATACGTTGTTGATAGAATTTATGAGACGGCTAGTCTGTTGCCAATAGTTGATCCTGACGATGAGGTGGTGTAGTGTCTAAGATAACGCCAGAATTGTTAAGAAAATATAGTGGAACTTTAATACGAGGTATCATAGGGACGCAACACTTACAGGAAGGGCTTGACTTGGATTCACCGCTCAACGCTATTGTGTTGATTGACGGCAAAGAGCCTAGACAGGCTCTCCAGAAATGCGGTAGGATCACTCGACCAGATAAAAGGCCGTCCATCATAATCAATCTCATGGATTACGGCTTGTGGATTCTTCCACGACACAGCGAGGAACGCAAACGGACAATTCAAGATGAGTTTGATAGTGACGTTTACGATGCTAAAACGTTAGGTCAGTTAGTTGTTACACTAGATATGATTGACAAGGAAAGGGAGAAGAATGTCTGATGATATAGGATACTTTAAACAACCACGTAACACAATGCCTTAAATCACTATGGGCTTATATTGTCGTCGATCCAAGGATGGCAATGAAGGTGTACCTGCGTTTAGGTCTGGGAATTGTGCCGTTGGTTGCTAGTGACCGGGTACGACGTGAGGAGTATAGGCCATTTGCACAAAATGTTGCTAATGAACTCGGAGTTTCTGTCAAGCTGGTTGAGTTTCAAAATAGAGTAGAAATCGAAGTTATTAAACCACGTAAATCTCTACCTACAGTATGATCCAGGTGCTTGCCGTTCTACGTTGTGCGGTGGGTTGGTGCATCCCCTGGAGCTTAAATGGTGGAAGGTGCGCCCGTAGGGACGCCTCTCCAATCAGATTGGTATCGTAGGCCAGCTGTAGGCATCTTTGGAGAATTTTACTATGTTTGAAGTACTAGATAAGCTCTGGGTTGAAAACCATAATGCTGTTCTTATGGTCACCTTCGTAAGTGGCGTATTTGCTATGATCGGATTGTTTAAACTGCTAGGTCCACCAAAGAGAAAACCTTATCGTCCGATAGGTAGAAAACCTGAAGAGCCTGTAGTAGTCGAAGGGTTTAGCGGAGTGCCGTTGAAGGACACTCCAGCTGGAAAGCTTGGTGCAATTCTCCAGAAAGGGATATGTCCTGATTGCGGTTCAAAAGAAGGTTTCTATAAAGGACCAGAAGGGGGCATGTCAGTAAACATTTTTTGTGCCAACCCTAAGTGCCGTAGTGGTTTTAATTATACTAATATGTTTCATGAAGGACATGCGGAGCGTATCCAGAATGGAGAGGATAGGCTCTACAGGTAAAACTATGAAACGCATAATAACACCTAAATGTGAGTGTCTTAATTGCAGGTATCGTATAGACTCGGCTTCTAATATGGATAACGATATCCCAGTTGAAGGTGATATTACAATCTGTATTAAGTGTCAGCACATTATGGCGTTTGATAAGAAACTGAGGGTAAGGCCGTTGACTGACCAAGAGGTTATCGATATAGCTGGGGATAGGGACATTCTGAGATATCAAAAAGCCATAGGTCATGTTCGAAGCGAGATTAAGAAAAAGGAAGAGAAACAACAAACGAGACAACAGAGAAGACTAGAGGAGAGAAGAGCTAGGAAGAATCGGGCCTAGGTTGTTGCATCTTCCCGTGCGAGAAGGCCTAGGCTTGGTGGTGGGGGAGTATGTGTTCCTATCACATGTGGCTCCACATGTACTTCCCCATTTCTCTAAGAGGTAGAAGATATGACAGAGGGATGGCCCAAAATCCGATGGGGAAAAGGCCCATGGCAGGATGAACCTGATCGTCTTGAATGGACTGATAAGGAAACAGGCTTACACTGTCTTATAATACGTATGGAAATAACTGGTTCTTTCTGTGGTTATGTTGGTGTTGAACCGTCACATCCTGCCCACGGTTTGAACTACGATGGTGCTCCTTATGAAGAAGCAAAGGCATATCACAAGGCTTTGCGTGAGTCCTTGCGTGGGTCATTACTTAAGTTGGAATCTCCTAAACCAATCCCTGGCGTTGGTGATGCCTTAGATAGTATTGGAGTACACGGAGGCTTGACTTTTTCAGGTCTGAGAGACGAGTTTGACCATGGACGTTGGTATTTTGGTTTCGACTGCGGTCACCATGGTGATTTCATGCCAGCTGTAGAGTCGAGACTTAAGCAACTCTATGTCGATGAATCTATGGTATGGAAAAAACGTGTAGAGTTATTTGATAAATACGACCGTTGCGTGTATCGTGATATGAACTATGTGAAAGACCAGTGTCATAAACTAGCCCTGCAATTGAAGGCTATTGATAATATAAAAGTGCCGACCTTTATGGATAGCAAGGAGGAATCTAGATGAATGCCTGGGAAAAGGCTTTGCTGGAGAAGGTCGAGAGGATTATCAGAGAGTATAAAGCATCGATAGGGAAGAGTGAGCAACGTAATAAAACAATGAAGAATATGACTGCCGAAGATAGACAAGAAGTTCGTATGGAAGAAAGTGGAGAGAGGATAGCTTGTGATATTATTCTCCATAAACTTAAAGAACTCCAGTAACTAGTTCTTTTCATGTATCCATTTTATTATATTCTCTGCTAGTAGGTTTAGGTTGACTGTTGGTAGTGCATTCATAAGCACAACACTCTCGTCATCCCCTAAGGTTGTCGATCTCGTTTCCTTGGTAAGCTAACTCGTTGGCAATAAAGCCAGCGAGCTTTTCCGCGTCCTCCTTTCTCCATGGAGGAGAGCCAAGTGGCCGGTGCATGCGACCACAATGGCGGCATTGGCAAACATCGTCATTGGTCTGTGGTTCGTTCTTGGCATTGTCCACTTGGTTCAACTCCCATATTGAGAACTTCTTTGGCATAGGTACCTCACTATGGCTATAGATAAGAAGTTCTACGTCTATGTAATTTATGATCCCAGGCCTGATAAAAATAATTGTCCGGTCTACGTTGGTAAAGGTTATGGAAGGCGTGTCTATATGCATATGCGTGGAAGTCATAATAAGCATTTGAATAACATGCTTAGATTATGCGGCGAGCTTGGACTTAAAATTCGTATCAGGAAGGAGTATGTTGAGAGTGAAGATGTCGCCTTTGCTCGCGAGAAAGAACTTATTGCTGAGTTTGGCAGGCATGATCTTAATACAGGTACTCTTTATAATTTTACTGATGGAGGCGAAGGTGCAACAGGTATTAATCATGAAGAGCGTTTAGCAAAAGCTGATCGTATACGTAAACTGAACGCCGATCCTGAATTTGTAAAACGAAATGCTGAATCTGGTAGTGCAGCACTGCGTAAGCTTCATGCTGATTTAGAGTTTGCAAGAAAACATTCTGAACGTAGTAGTGAACATATGTATAAGCTCCATGCTGACCTAGAGTTTGCAAGAAGACATTCTGAACGTGGTCTTGAGCAAATGCGTAAGATTCATGCTAACCCGGAGTCTAAGAAAAAGATTGCTGAGCAAGCGAAGATTAATGGAAGTGCACAGTCCCAAGTAGAACGTGTGTGTCCTGCTTGTAACAGGGTAGGTAGAGGAAATAGATGGAAAAATCATATAACTACACTAAAATGTCAAGAAGTTAGGTAATCATTAGGGAGGTGCGGCGTGAAGGACTATATTGTTATTGCTGCTAGTGCAGATTGGCATATATCTGAACATACGCAATTCTCTGAAATCGACGATACAGGAAGGCCCAGTAGACTACTACAGTTTGAAGTGTTAGCCAAAGACTTCCGTGAGTTTGCTAATAGCATTGATGCTGATTTCTCAGTCATTGCTGGAGATATAGTCGACAAGGCGATCATGAAGCCTATGGTATCTGATGTGTTAGAGTTAGTAGTTGAGACCTTATCCCATGATCGTCCTCTATTGGTAACATTAGGTCAGCATGACTTCGATACAAAAACAGAGAGATTAGCTAATTTCCATAGTGCACTACGTCGATTTGGAAGTAAGAAGAACATAGTGTATATTCATAGTATTACTAGTTTTGATCATGAGGGTTTCAAAATATGTGGTACTCCATGGAACTCAGAACACGCTGTTCCAGATGATCTACAAGGTGACGTTTTCATTGGTCATGGTATGATCCAAGGCTGTATCAACTCTGAAGGCTATCAATTTTACTCAGGGTTCAGCCAGGATGAACTGTTTTCAAAGTTCAGGCTCTCGATCATCGGCGATATCCATAACGGGCAGACGTTTATCGGTCCAGGCGGCAGGACGATCCTGATTCCAGGCTCGCCCATACCATTTGATTACAGGGACAGTCCTACTACAGGATTTTGGCGATGTAAGGTTCGTAGAGATTTTGCTCCAGAATGTCAGTTCACTCCAATTGAGAAGCTTCATCCTAATTTTTATCATAAGTTCGTACTCACTGATGATCCTGAGCGTAAATCGGCAGGACTGACTCACTACCGGTACAAAGCGCCTAAGGGTGTTAAGACTTCTAACGGGAAGGTTGAGTTCAAGAAGGATAAAAACTCCCTAATCGATTTGGGACTATCGATTATCAAACGATCTAAAATAGACAATCAGGAACTTGTGTCAAACATCTTTTCCAAGCTAATGGAATCCCTCCCCAGTTCAGACAGGAAGGTCCCTCGGTCAAGACTGCTTAGCCTAGAGGTTCGCAATTTCTTGTCAATAGAAGATTTCACGTTGAGTCTGAAAGAATTTCCTGATAACTTGGTTCTGACCGGGAAGAACGGATCGGGCAAAAGTTCTCTCGCTGAAGCGATCTTCTGGTGTCTAACAGGTTCTACTACAAAGGGAGTTGCGGCCAACGATGTGAGGAACTGGTATGGCGACATGGGTACCTTTGTCGCTGTCGTTCTGGAAGTTGAGGGGGTGATGTACAGGATCGGCCGGGGGAGGACGGATGGCCCCCAGCTACAAATCTTCGTGTTCATTGACAAGTGGCTGCCTTACACAGGCAGTAGAACTTCTATTACACAAGATACGATATATGAGCTTCTTGGCATCTCGGAATGGGAGATCAAACTACTCTCCTATTTCCCAGCTAAGAGCCCAAGCTTGTTTGGATCAATCAAGAAGTCTGATCGGTACTCTCTTCTCTCGACTATCGTAGGCATGGATGCTGTTGATATTGCTAGAGACAAGCTAGGAGACTTGATCAAAGACAATAGTGCTACCATTGTTGAAATGGAGTCAAGGATCAGGACTCTAAGAGATGTCAGAGACCTTGGCAAGAATAAACTAAGCGGATATCTTACCAAACGAGATTCCCAGAAAACTACTGATACTACGGACTTAGAACGTGAGAAGAGCGAGCTAGAAGCTACAATAAGATTGACTGTACCTAGCAGAGGTATTAGAGAAAGTATAGATCGATGTAACGAAAGGTCTGCTGCTATTGTAGTTGAGAAGTCTAATATAGAAAGTAATCTTGGGACAATGCGTCTTGCCCATGATCGAATGACGAAAGAAATAGAACGTAAGAAAGCTAGTTTGAGAATTTCTCTTGGCGGCAAGTGTCCTACTTGTAGTCAGCCTCTTCTTGACGAAGACGTAGTAAACAATTTGACTATAGAGATTGAACACCTTAAATCACAGTTACCAGATGTGAGGCTTGAAGACCTATGGGTAATCAAGTTGACGGAGAAGGACGCAGAGCACTTATCTATCAATGAGGATTTAACTACTCTTAGAGCAAAGCTACAAAGAATTCAGACTGTAGAAGATCGATTAGCGTTGGTAAATGCTAATCTAGTTCAAGCTAAGGAAGGACATACTGACTATGAACCTTTGATCCAAGCAGAGACCAGTAGCATCTCCGAGCTTAACATACAAATCCAAGCCAATGAATTAGGGCTATCTACTAAATGTAATTTACAAGATGCTATGAATTGGACTCAAAAAATTCTATTGAAACGTAACGGGCTTCTGATCTCGGAACTGGGAAAGCAAGGACAAGAACTTTTACAGGGTCAAGTTGACTTGCTTACCGAGGGGGAAACCTTCCGTGTCGTCATCGAAGATGACCTGAGCGTGTCAGCTATGTTCATGGGTAGACAGAAAGGGGACTACGATCAGCTTTCGACTGGTCAAGCAAGAGTTGTAGATATCATTATGATGGTGGCGTTGAACAACCTATTTACTCAAATGTATGGTATGGACTACGGTGTTCTTGGAGTAGTGATCTTTGATGAAGTTCTATCGTTTCTTGATCCTGTATATTCCGAGTATTGTTTTCAACTTATAAATAGAGCTAATGTTCCAAAAAGGATTGTGATTACTCATAACTCGAATCTAATTAATAAATTTGACCACGAGATACACGTGACTCTTGAAGGGTTGGATAACTCCGTATACACCAAGAATTGGTAGGAGTATGTAATAATGCAATTTGATACACATGAGCTAGCTTGGGCGGCAGGTTTCTTTGATGGAGAAGGATCTATATTCTACCGCGGTCGAAAGCGTCGTGAATTGACCTTAACTGTTGCACAGGCCGATCGTCGTCCTCTTGATAGGTTCGTAAAAACCGTACAGATTGGGAGTGTTCGTGGGCCGTATAAACCTAGGTACAAAAATGGCAAACCATATTATGTTTACTCTATTGCTAGTCATTTGCGAGTACAGGCTGTTATTGCGATGTTATGGAAGTGGCTATCTGAACCGAAGCGTGAACAAGCTAGTGGTGCTTTGCTCTCTGCTTTACCATACTTAAGAACACAATTTATTCGTGGATCAAAGGGACGTTCTGTTCTATCTATGGAGCAAGCTAATGCTTTGCGGGATGAGTATGAGTTAATGAAGGTGGGGCGTGTAAGGGCACCACGTGATTCACGTAGAATGTTATTAGAAAAGTATGGACTTAAGAGTGTTAACACCTTGTCTGCTATTTGTGCTAATCGTGGATATGTGGATGACAGTCCTATTACACTAACAGAAGATCCTATTATCTTAGAGTCGTAAATAACCAGAAAGGAGGTACGCAATGACTACAAGATCGAAACCAGTCCTTTGCGTGGACTTTTTGACGGAGTAATCCATCTATATACGAGTCCTTGGGTGAATGCCTGGACGATCGTTGACGGACCTGTGCCAGGAGCCTTACGGTGGCTCTACAAGGCGTCTGAGACGTTCCAGGTGGTGATCTACTCCAGCCGCAGCAAAGAGCCCTCAGGCCTCCGGGCAATGAGGGCTTGGCTTGCCCAGCACGCGACGGAGGAATTTGGTCGCGGTCATCCGATGGCCCAAGAAGATCCTCCGATCGCATTCGCTCACGAAAAACCGGCTGCTTTCCTTTCTATAGATGATCGTGCAATATGTTTCGATGGTGACTGGGGAAAGCTCGACCTAGAAGAGCTATTGAAGTTTAGGCCTTGGAACAAAAAGTAGGAGAGGCGTAAAGTGGATGATTCTGTTGTTATCTTTGGTGATGTAGGTAACTGTGAATACGCAAGTCATGAGTATTATAAGTATTTCATTAATATGATAATAAGGGCTGAAAAATATGGGATAGCGTGTAGTTTTACTAGATGTCTAGAATCTTTTAACAAATGGTTGGAAGTCATTGCTATGATTCCCGTTGGAATGAAAACTCCTACTGTAGGTAGATTTGACCATAATAAAGGATACGTTTTTGACACTGAGAATAACAGATGGAATTTCAGATGGCAATCGAAAAGTGATAACAGTAAAGAAGTAGCACCTAGGGCAGGTCGCAGGGCGTTCGAACTGGGAAGAGGAATACATGCGGTGACTTCTAAACAAAAATCTGAATGGGGTAGTTTAGGTGCAGGTTTATCTTCGGGTGGACGTAGGGCAGTTGAGCTTGGGGTAGGAGTACATGCTGCGACTTCAGAACAGCTTGCTGAATGGAGTCGTAGGGTGGCTCCAGAACAATGTGTCGAAAGAGGACGTAAATCTGCTGAAAGTCTTAATCACAACAGTAGGCAAAAATATGAATGCCGTTGTGGTAAAGTTGGTAAAGGACCTAGGATGATTCATCATATTAAAAACTGTAGAGAGGCATAAGATGGCTACTAGATATTCCTTCAAGACGAAGATTACTAGCGTAAAAGAACATTTTGACTATGTGAACTGGAGACTAGAAAACGTAGGAGGAGAAAAACAGAGAGAATGTGACCAGAGATCCATAGGCTGGTACATAACTCTGGAAGGTAGTCGAGAGTCCATATATACAGGAGACACTAAGCCTGACTTAGTTATAAATCAAAGAGTCACAGTGAGTATTACTCCCGAACTAGGAGTGTAGGATGGATGGTACTAAAGACTTTTTAACCCGTGGGCCTGAACCTGATCCAGTTCCTATCCATCCTTTAGTAGGTATCAAGTTTGTTTCTATTAGTGCAAATATCGAGTTCATTGGGGATATTGTAAGAGTAGTGGATTCTGTTGCTATTGTAAAGGACCCTATTCTTCTAAGTCGTGATGTTAGTAGTGCCAATAAGTTCAATTTTATAGTATTTCATAGGGCTAACCCTATAGTCACTAATGAAATCCAAGTACCTCTATCAGCTGTTGCGTTCATGTGTACTCCAAGTGACCGGTTCATCAAGAACTACTTGGCTGCACGTTCTGGATTAATTACAGCCGCTGCATTCCATGATAAAGAGCTTACTTCATGAGTAACTTGGAAGCATCTCGATGTGTACCGTGACCCAACGTATTCAGGTTGTCAACGTAGGGGTGAAGACCATGGTGGAGCTAGATTGACATGGCTCAGGCTATTGCGATTATCAATGATCAACATACTCAGCATGAAATAGCACGACATTACGGTGTCGCACGGTCCTTGATTAGTCAGATCAAGAGTGGTAAAAAATGGAAGCATTTAGCTGTAAGAAGTGAAGTGTGAGGGAGTATGGGTGTTAAGAGAGATGCCAAGATCGACATTATAAAGGCTATCGTGCTGGAGACAGGATTCACAAAGGAGAACGTGAGCACTGTGGTGGACTCTTTTCTTGGAATTTTTCAGGACAAGGTTTCCGATGGTAAGGCTGTCTATATTCGTGGATTTGGTCAAATGAAGTCGTCAACACAGAAAAGACGATACTATGATATTAACCAACGTTGTATAGATGAAACTATTCAGTATACGGTTAGATTTAGGCCTACTAGTTCTTTTCTAAATCTGATACGGCATAGTCAGAATGGTAAAGGAGACGAATGAGCAAGTGACTCATGCTTAAGGAAAAAGGGAAATGGCATTTTGGCGAATTTCTTGACCTGAGGTCTCTTGTTAGGAAGTCTGGTAGGGAGGAAGTGTATCTCTGCCCGTACTGCGTAGAACTTACAAAATCCGCTGATGTTGCTGGACATTTCTATTATAATCCGACAAAATGTGTGGGGCATTGCTTTCGATGCGAAACTGTGATTATCTCAGACGCTCTGCGTACACCAGAACTGATACGTCAACAGCTTGAAACCGTCCCCGATGAGGATCGGTATCCCTTCCAAAGACTCTCAATAGGTGACTGGACTTCTCCGATCAGAGAGAATAACGACTGTTACGACTATATGGTAAAGAAGCGTGGGATATACGCTGAAACTCTTCTGCGTTACAACATTCTTGCTACAGGAACTCCTAGATTAGGAGTCGTGTTTTGTAATAAGATATGGACAGATGGGCTGTCCAGAGTTACTGACTTTCTATCTATCAGAAATGTTAATAGTACCTTGCGTCATACCAATGTCCGTGATCAAGTAAAACCATTGGTATGGTGTAATCACGTCGACACTAATCGTGTAATATTGGTAGAAGGTACGATTTCTGGATTATCAGTTTATCAGCATTTAGATGGGACTGTCTGTCCACTAGTTCTCTTAGGCAAGACAATAAGCTCATTTCAACTCTCCCAGTTAAAAGGCATAGTTCTTTCAAAAAAGGTTGATAGAGTATACGTAGCTACTGATGGTGGCTCGTTTGAAAGTGGTATCAAGATTGCCAGATTGGTTTACAAAGCTCTCGATAGGCAAGACGTATTTCTACTGAGATTACCTTGGAAGCAAGATCCAAACTCTATTTCTAGAAAACGATTTAAAGAGTTATGGGAAAATGAAATATACCCATTCCAACCTTTAGCTACTAATCTACTAAGACAAAACGCTTATGGTGTTAAACGCAGATGAGAAGAGTGTATCCTCATGCCAGCAGAAGATAAGTCAGTAACAGGATTTATCCGATCGATGAACTCAGCGAAGACTGCAATAGAACTTGATGTTGTCAAACAGGTTTTAGATCGTGTTCAATCCAAACCTTACGATCCGGTTTCTGAGATTATAGATTTGGTATTTGCGGTCACAGGATTTGGGAAAGCTGAAATTCCTGGGGGTGAAGCTTTAGTTGCAGGACAATGTATTGCCAAGCTGGTGAGATACTTAACTCTCAGAGCTAAGTTAGGAGATAAGAGTAATGAGGCATCTCTTCCTGATATTCTCTTGGAGTTCATTGCAGAATCAGTGCATCTTTACGGAGAACTACAAGCTAATTCCGGTGTAAGAGTTATAGAAAAGAGGGTTACATGACAATAGCAAAGGAAGATTTGCTTAGAGAATTTGAGACTCGTTACATACCGGAACCTAATTCTGGTTGTTGGCTGTGGACCGGTACATTAACGATCATCGTACTAAAAGTGAGATCGCACGTGATTACGGGATAAAACAACAAGCGGTTAGTAAGATCAAGAGCGGTAAGCTTTGGAAACATCTTGACTACATGAGAACAGCTGCAACAGGAGGAACCACACAATGAAGTTCAATTTCAGCTTTGGTACTGAAGATATCAACAAGATAAACGAAGACGCTGAACAATATCGGCGCGAATACAAAGAAAGGGGCGGGTTCCAGTCTGGAGTTCCTATCTGTTTTCTAGGTGATGGCACATATGTTTTTCGTATTTATCCAGATCGTGACTCCAAGGGTTTCATTCGTTTGATCAGACGTGCTTGGTTTCATACTAAAATTCCTGTGGATGATAGAAAGCTCCGGTTTTGGAAAGACGAAAGGGTAGACAAACTATTAGTTGAAGCTGAAGATGCAGGGTTGGAAAAGATTTGGGGAAAGCCTATCTGGCAGTTCAAGTCCCGTGAACAAGGATATATGATGGCACATTATTTTGAGTCATCAGATGATGAATATACCAAGGCTAAACAGACTTACGGTACGGTTCTTGATCGTCGTCAAATGTTCGCTATTCAAGATTTCATTGCAGAGCTACATCCTGACGACAAGAGACAAATTCTTGATCCGAACCATGCGGCTCCTGGGATCAAACTTTCTATTACCAGAGGGAGTGGGAAAGCCAACGTGAGTTGCGGTATTGCTGGGATGACACGACTGGAATTACCGGAACTAGACTTCAAGGACGAAGACGGGAAAGTAATCGAATATACTGGATTGGAAAGTATCTATATTACAGAAGAGGATAAAATCTCTGACGAGGATTTCTTCAAACTTAGGAGTGCTGTGTATGAAGAGATTACAAACTTCAAAGCAGCTGGGGGAAAAGCTAAAGATAAGTCGAGCGAGGCTCACAAGTTTGATGACAAACCGGCCGACGCTGTTGTAACCTCTAACACTACTAATGCGTCTTCCTCCCCAGCTACTGCTGTACCCCAATCATCGTCAACAGCCATGAC